AATACGAGCTGACCTGGAAGGAGTGGGATATGCCTGCGGGGGTGCCGATCTGTGCTCTGCGGGGGTCGGCGCGCCGAACATCCGGCAGCGGCTCTACTGGGTGGCCGACTCCACGGGCGGAAGATTCGGAGAGCAGCGGGGCGAGATTGAGCAGGGGGAAGTGCGACACGCTGACGAGCGTTGCCAGGCTGACCGGCTGGCCGACGCCGAAAACGACGGACAGCAAAGGCGGCATGGAAACCAGGGCGGTGTCGCATCGGAAGAATCTGAACGACGCGGCGACGCTGGCGGGCTGGTCGACGCCGACGGCAACAGACGCGACAAAGGCCGGCGACGTGTCGGCGAGGCCGGGCGCGATGGGTCTGTCCGAACAGATGTCGCTCGTCGGGTGGTCGACTCCGAGCAGCCGAGACTGGAAGGACACCGAAGGGATGGCGACGACCGGAACGAATCCGGACGGGTCGAAAAGAATGAGGCTGGATCAATTGCCGAGGCAGGCGCAGCTGGCGGGTTGGAGGACGCCGCAAGTGGAAGACGGGGAGCGGGGAGCGGGGAGCGGCCGTCAGGATCTGGATGCACAGGCGAAATTGGTTTCTGGAGCGGATACGATCTCCTCCCCTGTATTGACGGGAAAACGCGGCGTGTTGAACCCGGCACATTCCCGCTGGTTAATGGGTTTCCCTGCCGTGTGGGACTGTTGCGGGGTTACGGCAATGCAATCAATCCGTGGGTCGCGGCGCTCTTCATCAAAGCCAGCCGGGGCGGCTGAATGACATGCCAAATCTCGACGACAAGTTCAACACGCCGGGACCGGCGACGAAGATCGCGCTGACCAGGGATGACATCCTCGGCGCGCTGAAGTGGAGCGATCCGCGGGAAGTGACGACGAAGGTCGGTCAGCGTATCACGCGGGAAGCCAAACCCTCGCCGGAGTTTTTCGAGCTCTACGATCGTGAAGGTCCGGCCTTGCGCGAACTCGGCTACACGCTCGGCCGCTGGCCGAAGGATACCGGCCCGTGGAAGGTCACGAAATGGGAGAAGGTCCCGGAGAAGGTCGTGATCGAGCGCCAGCAGGCAAACGAACTCTCCAGGGCGACCGATGCCGACATCCGGATCCCGTCTCCCGAAGGGATGTCGTTCTTCGGCTACCAGAAGGCCGGCGTGGCGTTCGCGGTCAGCCGGCCGTCGACGCTGATCGCCGACGAACCGGGCTTGGGCAAGACTTGCCAGGCCATCGGCGTCGTGAACTGCTTGCCGGACGCGAAGCGCATCCTGGTCATCTGCCCGGCTTCGCTGAAGGAAAACTGGCGGCGCGAGATCTTGCGCTGGCAGGTCGTGAACCGGCCGGTGTTCATTGCCGACGCGAAGATGCTGCCGGACATGCACGGCTGGGTCGTGGTGAATTACGATGTGCTGACCAGGCACGAAGACATCCTGCATCGGCTCGAATTCGACGTGCTGATCGCCGACGAAATCCACTACTGCTTTCCTGCTGGCACGATGGTCGAAACCGTTTCCGGGTTGATGCCTATTGAGCGCATCGTAAATCTGAATTTATCGTCCTCGGTTTACTGTGTTAATCCGCAGACGCGAAAAACCGAAGTGCGGACTGTTTCCGGATGGTATTCGCACCTGAATTCTAGGAGTATCGTCAAAATCACCCATGAGCACGGAATCTTGCGTTGCACCGAGGATCACCCCATCTGCGTCCGCAGCAAAGGCTGGGTTCGCGCCGGGGAAATCTTGGCAGGTGATGAGTTGTATCGAGTGTCGGGAGAAATTTGCGATACCTCGGCATCAGGTCGGCAAGAGGAAGTTTTGCACGAAGCGATGCAATGCGCTGAACAGGAACAAAAATCCCGGCTACATGAGGGGGCGTTTGGAAATGATGTGGGAGGGTCGTCGCAAGTCGGCCGGGAAGAAGAAAAGGCCGGATTCGGCGCTGCGAATGAAGACGGACAATCCGATGAACGATCCGGAAATCAGGGAGCGCGCGAGAAAAAGCAAAATCGGGAAGACCTTCTTATCCAGGGGTGGAAACGGCCAGCTAACTACGCAACAGCGCACCCTTCATTCAGCACTTTGCTCCGGGTGGCAGATGGAATACGCGATTCCGACCGCAGCGGTCAGGGGGCGGTTTCCGTCGCTCCCAACGAACTACAAAGTCGATCTGGCGTTTCCCGCGATGAAGTTGGCCGTAGAGGTCGACGGGCGAACGCACACGATGAAGAAATGGCGTTTCTTGGATCGCCGGAAGGAATCGGTCTTAGCGGCTCTCGGGTGGAGAGTGTTGAGATTCTGGAATCAGCAGGTGGATACCGATCTCGCGTCTATTGTATCGACGTTGACGAGCATCACAATTTCTTCGCCGACGGAATCCTAGTTCATAACTGCAAGAACAAGGACAGCCAACGGTCGAAGATGGTGTTCGGCATCAAGCCGACGAAGAAGCAGCGCGACGCTGGCGTGCCGGAGGTTCCCGGCATCCGGGCGAAGAAGAAGCTGCTGCTGACGGGCACGCCGATCTGCAATCGGCCGATGGAACTCTTTCCGCTGATCAACTACCTGGATCCGGTCGCGTGGCCGGACTTCTTCAAATACGCGCTGCGCTACTGCGATGCGGATCGGGATGGCGGGTATTGGAATTTCAAGGGCGCGAGCAACCTGTTCGAGCTGCAGCAGAAGCTGCGGTCGACGCTGATGGTCCGCCGGCTGAAGAAGGACGTGCTGAAAGACCTGCCGCGGAAGCTGCGGCGCGTGGTCGAATTCAGTCCCTCGGGCGAGATGCTGGACGTGGTGAAGGAAGAGCGCGCGAAGTTCGGGTCGGATGAGGATTACAAGAAGGAGGTCGAACGCATGATGCTGAAGGCCGACTTCAACGGAGATCGGGCGACGTATCGAAAGAACTGCGCCATCGCCAAGGTGAAGATGAAGGAGGTTCTGGCGTATCTGGATGACGCGATCGAGGAATCGGGCAAGATCATCGTCTTCATCTGGCATCACGAGGTCGCGCGGATCCTGAAGGAACACTTTGGGCACAAGATGCTGCTGATCATGGGCGACACGCCGCTGCCGGCGCGCCAGGCCGCGGTCGACGCGTTTCAGAACGACGCGAACATGCCGGTGATCGTCGGCGGCATCAAGCCGATGGGCGTCGGCCTGACGCTGACGGCGGCGAGCCGGGTGATCTTCCTGGAGTTGGACGACGTTCCGGGCAACGTGACCCAGGCCGAAGACCGGGCGCATCGTATCGGCCAGCAGGACAACGTGCTGGTCGAGCATTTGATCGTCACGGGGACCTTGGACGCGGTGCAGGCGCGCAACTGCGTCGAAAAGCAAGAGATCATCGACAAGGCGCTGGACCTGGAAAAGAACCCGGGCGCGCGGCCGAAGCCGGTGGGCGAAAGCGTGACGACGGTCGCGGCGGCCGTGGCGCAGCCGGCCGACATTCCTGGTCAGCAACTGAAACTTTTATGAGAACCTTGCACATCGGAACCAAAGAACGCGGCGGGGATTTCACCCTGCCGCTCGATCTCGTCACGCAAACGCTGGCCATCCTCGCAAAGAAGGGTGCTGGCAAGTCCTACACGGCGTCGGTCGTGGTCGAAAACCTGCTGACCAACGGGCGCATTCCGGTGATCCTGGATCCGACGGGCGCATGGTGGGGGCTGAAGTCGTCTGCCGATGGCCTGGCAGCCGGGTTTCCGGTCGTGGTTTTCGGCGGCGATCACGCTGACCTTCCGCTCGAAGAGAACGCTGGCGAGGCGCTGGCGAGGGCTATCGTCGAGCAGCGTTTTCCCGCGATCATCGACCTATCGCTCTTCCGCAAGGGTCAGGTGAAGCGGTTCGTGACGCCGTTTCTCGAAACGATCTACCGGCTGAATCGGCAGCCGTTGCACCTGGTCGTCGACGAGGCCGATGACATCTGCCCGCAGAAGCCGTTCGGCGACGAGGCGCAGATGGTCGGCGCGTTGGAGGATGTCGTGAAGCGCGGCCGGAAGAAGGGCATCGGCTGCACGCTGATCACGCAACGGCCGGCGGATTTGGCGAAGCAGGTGCTGACCCAGTGCGAGATGCTGGTTGCCATGCGGCTGACCCATCCGCTCGACATCAAGGCGGTGATGGAGTGGATCAACGTCCATGCGGATCCGCAGGCCGCGGCCGACATGGTTCGCAGCCTGCCCGGTCTACCGATCGGCACGGCCTGGTTCTGGTCCCCGGGCTGGGGTGACATTTTCGAGCGGGTAAAGGTGAAGAAGCGTCTGACGTTCGACTCGGGCGCGACGCCGAAGGAGGGGGATCCGGCGGTCATGCGGCCGAAGCTGGCGCAGATCGACATCGTGAAGCTCGGGGCAGACATCACGGCCGCGGTCCAGCGCGCCAAGGACAACGATCCGAAGGAACTGCGCGCCAGGATCGGCAAGCTCGAGCTGCAACTGCACGAGCAGCGCACGGTTCCGGCGCAGACCGTGACCGAAACGGTCGAGATCCCGGTGTTCGGGAAGGAGGATCGCGATGTCCTGGTCGACATGCAGCAGACGGTGAAATTCCTGTCGAAGCAGTGCGACGACCTGATGCAGGGCATCGAGGCGCGCCTGAAGTTCCCGAAGTGGCCGACGCCGGCAGTTCGGAGCGTGCCAGCCGTTGTCGAGCCGGTCCGTCTGGTCCGGGCGCAACCGGATGCGCTGGTGTCGATCCGGTGCGACGAAGACCTGCCGGAGGGCGAGAAACGCATCCTGACCGCGGTCGCGCAGCATCCCGATGGCTGCACGCGCGAACAGTTGACCGTGCTGACCGGCTACAAGAAGTCGTCGCGGGATACCTACCTTCAGCGGATGCGCGCCAAGGATCTCGTTCAAGAGACGGCCGGCCGGATTGTGGCGACGGACCAGGGCGTTGCGGCGCTCGGGTCGGACTACGAGCCGTTGCCGACTGGCCGCGCGCTCTGCGACTACTGGCTCGCGAAACTGCCGCAGGGCGAGCAGCGTGTGCTCGCGGTGCTTGTCGGGTTCGCCGGCAGGGAATGCCAGCGCGAGGCGATCACGAATCAGACCGGCTACAAGAAATCCAGCCGTGACACCTATCTTCAGCGTCTCATGGCGCGGGAGTTGGTGCAGACGGATCGCAAGCACGTTTGGGCCAGTCCCATCCTTTTCGAGTCATGAAAACCACGAAAATCATCATCCTCGCGCTGCTGACCTTGGTCGCGGCGCAGTCGGCCTTTGCCAGGCCGCAAGCCGATCAAACCGAACGCGGGTTCATCATCGTCGACTACTATTATCCGCCGCGGCCGGTCTGCTTCTGGTGGCGCTGGCTCTGGCGGATGCCGCATTGGCCGTAAGGGCTTGATTTTTCGCCTGGACGGCCGCAGTAGTGAGTTCCCATGAAAATCCTCAATGCCAACGTCGACGGCAAGGATTCCATCCTGACGGGCACGGTGTTGAATCCGCGTCCGACCGGGAAGTAATCGCCTCGCCGAACCCCTGATCACCATGTCCGATCCGACCACGCCGGAAACCCCGGCCAGCACGCCGGCCGATGCCGGTTCCGCCCCTGCCGAAGTGCAGCCAAATTCCTCCCCCAGCACGGGGAGCGAGTCGCCTGCCCCGACCCCCGCGGTCGAGGCAGCGCCCGCCCCCACCGAACAGCCGACCACGCCGGAAACCCCGGCTGCGCCGGAGCCGACCCTGAACCCGCCGACCGTGCAGCCCCCGCTGCCCGTGGCCGGTGTGTTCGCGGAGCACGGCAAACCCGACGACACGGCCGTCCAGCCGAAGGTGAAGAAAGCGACCTACGTCGACGCCGAAGGCACGGAGCACGCGGTTGAGGTCGTCGCCGAACGCAAGGACGGCAGCGTCGACATCATGCTGCCCGCGACCATTGGCGGCTACCGGCGCGATGCCGTGCGCCGTCGTGAGTCCGACGAGCAGAAGGGCGATTACCTGAAGTAAGGCACTTTTTTGGTCATCTCTAAGGCACGCTGGCGCAGGCTGGCGTGCCTTTTTGTTTGCCCGGCAGGATGCCCGAAGTAGGTATTATCCCCATGACGAACGAATCCCCCGCGCTGACTCCGCGGATGAAGCAGGTGCTGGACGGAATCGCGGCCGGCCGGAACAACGAGCACATCGCGGCCGACCTGCGGATCTCCAGGAAGACGGTCGAGAAGCATCGGGCCGCGCTCTACACGGCCTTCAAGGTCGACAACGCGGTCAGCCTGGTCATGTCTGCGCTCCGGGCCAGGGCCATCAGCCTATGAGCGACGTGATCACCATTCCCCCAGTTCACCCGCCGACCGGCCCGGTCGTCGTCGGGATCGACCCTGCCGGCCGCTCGGCTGCGATCTGCTACGCGTTCGACCCGGAGAAGCCGGCCGAACGGGAGATGATCCGGCATCTGGCGATCCTTCCTGGCACAAAGATCAGCAAATACATGGGCTTCACGTTCATCTCGACGGACGAACCCGAACGGGCCGTCTGGAAGTATCGCCTGATCCACAAGCTCGAAGCGTGGCGTAAGGCGCGGGACGAGTTCCGCGCAGCGCACGACCCGCTGAAGGCCCCGCAAGCGTAAGTCCGCCATGAGCGAGGCGATCACCTGCGTATTCTGCGGTGCCCCGGTGAATTACTTTTACGAGGGTTCATCGGACCACGTTTTCGAATGCACCGAAGGCGCGAACATCTGTGGGGCGCGTGTCTCGTTTTGGGTGCATCCGGTGCCCTACAAGGATGAGGTCGCCGAAGCGAAGCGGCGGTATGCGTGCGTCGCCCCGGCGCGGGAGGCGCGGCGATGAGCGCACTCTGGAAGAAGCTCACGCCGCAGCAACTGCGGTTCGCCGACTACCTGGTCGAAGGGAAGAACCCGTCGGAGTCCTACCGGCTGTCCTACCCTAACCAATCCCTCTCGCCCGGCGCGCTGAAGGTCGAGGCTGCCAGGCTCAAGGCGAACCCGAAGATCGAGGCGTATATCGCCGACTGCTTGGCCGAACGCCGGCACGAATCGCTGCTGACGCGCGATCAGAAGCGGCAGATCTTGGGCGGTATCGCGAAGAAGCAGTCAGCGCCGGAGACCGCGCGCATCGCGGCGATCATGGCGGACAACAAGATGACGGGCGACGACGCGCCGATCCGGATCCAGGAAGAGATCACCCTGTTCGCGGTATTCAACAGCCTGGGGCTGTCGACCGGCCTGCCGTCGGCCGACGAGCTCGAGCAGCTGAAGAACGTCACGCCGAAGAAGCGCAAGGCGCTGCCGCCGGCCGATGCTGCGCCGGCAACGACGGCGATGGAGCGCGCCGGATGACCAGGCTCGAACAGGCCGTGAAGGATACTGCCGCGGGCGTCGACATCGTGTCGCGCGACCAGCTGCTCGGGCTGCTCGAAGCCGTGCAGTGCGGGAAGGTCAATCGCGACGACGCCGCGAAGCGCCTGGAGCGGTGGGTCGACGTGCGGATGATGGACGCTGCCAAGTTCACGCGGGACAAATTCGAACCAGGACTGTCATGACGCCGGCCGAACAGGAAGCAGCCTACGCCAAGGCCATCGCCGACAAGCTCCGGGACCGGGCCTGGCGGCTGAATAATCTCTACTGGATCGAGGACGAGCACGGGGTGAAGCGGAAGTTCAAGATGAACTGGGCGCAGCGCGCGTTCTTCAGCGCGATGTGGTGGCTGAACTGCGTGCTCAAGGCGCGCCAGTTGGGCCTGTCAACCCTGTCGCTGATCCTGATGCTCGATCGCTGTCTGTTCAACAAGGGCCAGACCTGCGGCATCATCGACAAGACGGACGACGACGCGAAGAAGAAGCTCGACCGCATCGAATACGCTTACGATCACCTGGACGATCCGGACGATCCGGCGACGGCGATGGTCGGCGCGGCCGTGAAGCAGGCGGTCCGGCTGCTGAAGAACAACGAGAAGGAACTGGCGTTCTCGAACGAGTCGAAAGTGTGGTGTGGCACGTCGTTGCGCGGTGGCACGATCCAGTTCCTGCTGATTTCGGAACTCGGTTACACGGCGTTCTACAACCCGAAGCGGGCGCAGGAAATCAAGACCGGCGCGCTGAACACGGTTCACAAGGGCAACATCGTGATCAGTGAGGCGACGCACGAGGGCGGGAAATACGGGGTGAACTACGATCTGATCAAGATCGCGCAGGAATCGCCGGCCGAACCGCCAGAGCTGACGGAAATGGATTGGCGCTTTCACTTCTTCGCCTGGTGGCAGAATCCGGAATACGTCCTGCCGGTCGTGGGCAAGCTGCAGCTGCCGCCGGAGTTGGTCACTTACTTCGCCGATCTGGCGAAGGGCGATGGCGTGAAGCCGGGCATCAAACTGACGCCGGAGCAAAAGCACTGGTATTGGAAGAAGAGCGCAGTCCAGGGCGATGCCATGTGGAAGGAATTCCCGTCGACGCCGGAAGAGGCGGTCAACGCGGTCGTGAAGGGCGCGATCTACGGGAAGCTGATGTCGAAGCTGCGCGCGGCGAAGCACATTCACGACTTCGCGCACGACGGGTCGTGTCCGATCTTCGCCTTTTGGGACATCGGGTATTCTGACTTCACGTCGATCTGGCTGCTGCAACTCGTAGGACGCGACATCTGTGCGCTGCGCTACTACTGCAACTCGAACGAGAACGCGGCGTTCTACATGCGGCGGGTGGTCGAGTGGGAAAAGCTCTACGATCAGCCGATTGCCTGGCACTTCCTGCCGCACGACGCCGACAAGAAGGAGGGCATGGGCAGCGGGAAGAGCACGAAGGAGTTCCTGATCGAGGCCGGCATGGACAAGCGTCGGATCACCGTCGTCCCGGTCACGCCGGACCGCTGGATCGGCATCAACGCGCTGCGGGCGCTGCTGCCGCGGTTCTACTTTCACAAGACGGAATGCGGCCAAGAATGGATGCTGGACAAGCAGCGGATGCCGTCGGGCATCGCCTGCCTGGAGAACTATCACACGAAGGAGATGGACGCGGGCGGTGTGATCCGTGACGAGCCGGTCCACGACGCGGCGTCGCACGGCTGCGACTCGCTGCGCGTCTTCGCCGAAGCGCACACGCAGGGCCTGCTCGAAGGCATCAGCCTGACGGCGCGCGAGACGAAGAACCGGCCGGTCAATGTGATCCGGACCGGAGCGATCGCGCCGGCAGGCGAGGCTGGCCGCAAGAAGCAGATCAACGTCCGCCGCTGACTTATGACATCCGACGAAGCTCGTAAACTCCTGGACGACACGGCCGCGGCGATCTCCGAACATTTCGAGTCGGTCGTGATCATTGCGACGCGCAGCAATCCCGAAGCCGAACGCTACACGGAACTGCTGACCGGCGGCCGTGGGAACTGGTATGCGCAGCGCGCGTCGATGCGCGAAGTCCTGGTCAACGACGACGCGTTCGTCCTGGCCGACCAGATCCGAAAGGCGCAGAACGGCGAGGGCCCGGGCGGACCATGAGTCCCTACGAGACAGTGATGCTCGACTGGCTGCAACGGCCGCGGGACCGGCCGCTCGACCATTACGAGCGGATCCACAAGCAGCGCGGGTTCGTCTTCGCGACGCCGGAGTTCTACATCATGGGCCGGCCGGTGCGGAAATACGCGCCGATCGAGGACATCCTGAACGTCGAATGCGACTTCGCGCCGTCGACCTGCGACACCTGGTTCATCTTTCAACTGGCCGGCGACATGCGCGCGGCCTGGAAGATCATGCCTTGGGAACTGCCGTGGATGTGCTGGACCAGGGACAACGATCCGCAGCAGGAACTGATGTTTTTCGAGACGAGGCGGCTGATGCGGCTGACTGGCGTAAATCAGTAACGAATTGACAAGCCGGGAGCGCGCCAGCAGTTGTTCGGCGTGGTCATGGACACCCCGCCCTAGCGGATCCTGCTGGCCCGTTTCCCGTCCGCGCACGATCCCCGGTGGGACACCCGCAGCAGGACACAAACCGCAGTCGCCGAAGAGTGTCATGGGCAAATCTCCGTCACAGACCGTTATTCAGCAGGCAGCGCCTGTTCCCGATCCGGCTCCCCCAGTGCAGCCGACGGCATCCGAGGTCGTGCAGGCCGGCATGGACCTTCGCCAGCAGGAAATGCTGAAGAAGGGCATCAAGAGCACGATCAAGGCGGGCGACACGGGCGGCTTCAAGCCGGCCGGCGGTGGCAAGATGGCAGGCGGCGTCGGCGGCAATCCCTACACCCCGCCGCAGGGCAAGGTCTGATGTCGAAGCAGGTCAGATTCCGCGGTGAAACGCTTCAGGCGGTGAAGACCGATCCGTCGCTCCGGCGCTCGGCGGTCCTGCACAAGCATCGCAGCGGCAACGAGCCCCACGTCGGGGCGAAACAACTGGCGAAGATGCGCGAGCGCGGTCTTCTGCCGAAGGAAGCCAATGGCTGACGCTCTGGCAAAAGAACTGATCGACCGCTACCAGGATCTGAAGTCGTCACGCGACTCGCAGTTCCTGCCGACGTGGCAGGATTTGGCGAACTACTTCCTGCCGTCGCAGTCGGCGATCAACACGCAGAAGCTGCCTGGCACGGTCAGCGGCTGGACGGATCGCGTGTATGAGACGACGCCGATCCATTGCGGCCAGGTCTTGTCCGCCGGGCAACGCAACTGGCTGACACCCTCGAACGAAAAATGGTTCGACTACGAGGTTCCCGAATTCCTGTCGGCCGAAGGTCGCGAAGACGACAAGGACGAGGCGTCGCAGTGGCTGGCGAATGCGACGGAAGTGGCGACGCGCGAACTGGCGCGCTCGAACTTCTACGGGATGATGAACATCGACTACGAGCAGGTCGGCATCTTCGGGACCGGCATGGTCATGGCCGAAGAGGGCAAGAAGACGGCGCTCAATTTCCGGCAGTTCAAGCCCTGGTTCCTCGCGATCGAGGAAGACGACGAGGGCGTCGTCGACACGGTGTTTCGCGAATTCGAACTGACGACGCGCCAGGCCGTGCAGCAGTTCGGCGTCGACGCGCTCGGCGAGCAGATTCGCAAGGCGTGGGCGAACCCGGCGCAGTTGGCGAAGCGGTGGAAGTTCCTGCACTTCTGCGGGCCGCGCGACGACTCGAAGCGGATCAAGGGACGGATGGACGGTCCGAACAAGCCGGTCGCGTCGGTGTATATCTCGCTCGACGACACGGTTTGCGTGCAGGTTAGTGGCTACGAGGAAATGCCCTACCTGTGCAGCCGGTTCAAGTCCTGGGGCGCGCCGACGTGCTGGGGCTACGGGCCGGCCTACCTGACGCTGCCGGCGGCGCGGCAGATCAACTATGTCGAGCAATACACGGACGCGCTGTCCGAGTTGAAGGCCGTTCCGCGGTTCATTACCCCGGATTCCATCGACGGCGATGTCGACCTGCGACCAGGCGGCGCAACGGTCGTGGCGGCTGACGACATGGTGCGCGGTGCGGTCCCGAAGGAGTGGATGACGATGGCCGATGAGAAGGCCGCGGTCGACAAGATCGAGGGCAAGAAGCAGCAACTCTACGATGCGTTCTATGTGAACATGTTCACGATGCTCGAACAGTTGGCCGACAAGAAGATGACGGCCTACGAGATCGCGCAGCGGCTGGCCGAAAAGCTCGAACAGTTCACCCCGATTTTCGACCGTCGCGTGACGGAGTTCCTGAATCCGCTGCTGCTCCGCATCTTTGGCATCCTGTTTCGCCAGGGCAAGTTTGGGCCCGCTCCGCGCTCGCTGATGGTCCCGGTCGACGGCGGCAAGGGCCTGGCGCTGGCGATGCCGGTCGTGGCGATCACGAGCCGGATCAGCATGGCGCTGAAGGCGCTTCAGAACCAGGCCATCGTCAACACGCTGTCGGTCTTGCAGCCGATGGCGCAGCAGCAGCCGGACGTGCTCGACAATTTCGACTTGGACAAGCTGGTCCGCAAGATGTCGCGCAACTACGGCGTGACGCCGGACCTGATCCGGTCGATGCCGGACGTGAAGAAGATTCGCGAGGCTCGCCAGCAGCAGGCCGCGGCGCAGCAGGCCGCGCAGTTGGCGCAGTCGATGTCGGTCAGCGCCGACAAGCTCGGGAAGGCCCCGAAGCCGATTCAGGACGCCGTGGTCAGTCAGTTCGTGGGGCATCCGGCCGTCGCGACGGGCTGATTCCGCTTGCTCCGGCGCTTCGCCAGTAGGTATTACCCTACTGACTTATGGGTGACTCTGCCGGAAAGACCTATTTCACGATGGATCGTGACGAGCTGCAGGCTGCTGCCTTGGGCCTGGAAGCCAGGCTGCGCGACGCCAGCATCCGCCTGAACAACGCCGAAAGTGAGCGCGACGCCGCGATCCAGTGGCGTGCCAGGATCACGCGCGAGGCGGCGAACCAGCGGGATCTCGTGCCGGAGCATTACCTGGTCATGGCGTCGAACCTGCGGACGGCGCACGAGATCAACGGCGTGCTGACGGACCAGCGCGACGCGGCCGAAGGGCGGTTCGTCCGAATCCGGGCGGAAAACGACGACCTTCAGGACGCGCTGAAGCGTGCCGAAACCCTGGAGCGCGTGGCCAAGGTGAAGATCGTCAACCTGCGCGCCGATCTCGACGCGCTTAACCTGCGCAGCCTGATCCTCGGCATCCTGGCGGTCGCCGCGACGGTTTCGCTGATCCTGGTCCTCTGTCATGCCTGAAAAACCCAACCCTTTCGACGGCGCGCTGGTCAGTCTGCGCACTGGCTTTCCGAAGACCTTCCAATTCCAGGTCGAGGAACACGTATTCCGGGATCTGCCGTCGCTGGCCGAAGCGCACGCGATGTCGGCCAGCATGGAGCGCATGAAGGAGCAGGCCGCGGCGATGGGCTACATCGTGAAGACGGCGTTCGACAAGGGCCTGCGTCGCTGGACCTACGATTTCAAGCTGCGGCCGGGCTTTGTGAAGCCGGGTCGTGATGCGGACGTGAAGCACATCGAGCCGGCTGTCCGTCCGGATCCGGTCGCGTCACTCCCTGAACCCGCGGTCGAAGAGAAGAAGGAAGAAGCCAGTGAGTGATTCATCTTCCTCGCCAGCGGCCGACGTGCCGAAGCCTTCGCAGGCGCGGGTGCTGGCGCTGTCATTCCAGGCGGTGTTCGGCCAGCCCGGTCGCAATGCGCGCGGACCGGACCAGCGACGGGTGCTGGCGCACCTGCGCACCGTCTGCGCGGTCGACACGAACATGTTTCAGTTCACCCCGGGCGTGCCGGCCGATCCGATTGCGGCGGCGCATCGCGATGGCGCGCGGGCGGTGTTCATGATCATCGAGCGCCAGCTGGCGGCGGCGCGGAAGGACGATGAAGTCGAGAAGCCGAAAATCAGGGTGAAGAAAAAGGCATGAGCGAAACCACGACGCTTCCCGTTCCCGAAGAGATCAGCCTGGTCCCGTCGACCGCGGCGATCCTGCGCGAGAAAGCGGCCGACGTGCCGCTGGACAAGATCGACGACTTGGTTGTCCCCTACATCTATCCGATGCGCGACATCATGCGCGGCGGACAGGGTATCGGCCTGGCAGCGCCACAGGTCGGCATCGGGCTGCGCTTCTTCCTCATGGTCGACCAGGCGCGCGGCAAGGTCCATGTCGCGATCAACCCGGTCATTCATCAGCGCCAGGGCCTGCGGATTTCGAAGGAAGAGGGCTGCCTATCCTTTCCCGGCCGGATCAACTTCGTGCCGCGGTGGCAGAAGATCCTGCTCGAATGGCGCATGACGAACGGCGACAAGCGCGTGATGTGGTTCACCGGGCGCGACGCGCGCGTGATCCAGCACGAGACCGATCACTTGGACGGCATCTGCATTTTCCAGTAAGCGAACCCAAACCCAAATCCGATCATGGCAACCAACGAAGACGACAAGAAGCCGCAGTTTGAACTGCGTGAAGACGGCGAAATCCACCTGAACAAGAAGGGCAAGTCGACGCTCCTCGCGAAATACGACGAGGATACCGGCATCCTGACGTTCGAAACCTTCGCCATCGATCAGAAGTATCGCACGCAAATCTGCCGCGCCGTGATGGAGGATTGGGAGACCGGCGAGTTGAAGGGCAACGCGATCAAGGCGTATGCCATCCACGGCCGCCCCGTCGACCAGCGGCAGAAGGGCGAGCCGCTTCCCCCGAAGAAGGACAAGATGCTCGGCGACAAGACGCCGGAGTTCGTGAAGTGGCTCTATCGCTGGCGTCGCCAGGCGTTCTATGCGCGCTATGGCGTGCATCTGGACAGCAACGGCGAGCCGCAGACGGCCAGTTACGTCCGCATCGAGCAGGGCCTGCTGAAGCCCCAGGGCGCGAAACCCCTGGAGATCGGGGACCGGGCCGTCGAGGCGCTGGGCCAGACGGTCGTCGAGAAGGACGACTGGATCATCGCCGAACGCGCGACGTGTCTGACCGTGACCAGGAAGGAACTGGCCGGCAGCGAGCACGGCGAGGAAGACGAGGACAATGACGAGCCGACGGCGGGCGTTTCCCGGGCCCGGGCGGCGCAAGACGAAGACGATCCGGAGCCGACGCCGGAAGCGCCGGCTGCCAAGCCGAAGGCCAAGGCCAAGGCCAAGCCCCGCAAAGCGAAGCTGGTCGAGAGCACGGAGTCCGACGACTCGTGACTGTTGTCGAGTCATTCCTGCTTTGCCTCGGCCTGACGGTCGGGCTGGTCATTGGTCTGATGGCTGGTGACACGCTCGGCTGGCGGTTGGGGCGGCGGGAAGGGCGCCGCGATTTCAAACGCAACCTTCATCAACGCAATTAACCCATGAAAAATCTCTTCTTTCCCCTCTTCTCTCCCGATGCCGGCGCAGCCGGTGGCGGCGGTGGCGCTCCCGCAGGCGCTGGTGCGGTCGCGGCCGGTGCTCCCCCCGCGGGCGCAGCTGGCGGCGCTCCGGCTGGCGGTGCCGGCGGTGCTCCCGCGGGCGGCGCGCCTGGTGGCGGGGCTGCCCCTGCCCCGTATTACGCGGACCTGATCGGCAAGGACGGCGCGCTGAATCACTCGGCGTTCGAACGGCTGCCGGACAACCTGAAGCCGCTCGCCCCCAGCCTGGCGAATGTCAAGACGGTCGACGACCTGTTCGCGAAGTTGTCGAACCTCAACACGGCCGTCGGCAAGAAGGCGCTGGCTCCCCTGCCGGCGAACGCGACGCAGGAAGATCGCGACGCGCAGGCGGCAATCCTCCGGGCGGTCAACGGCGTGCCGGAGAAGCCGGAAGGTTACGCTTTCAAGCGGCCGGACGCACTACCTGAAGCCGCGTGGGACGATAAGTATGCCGGCGAGATCCAGGGCATCCTGCACAAGCACAACGCGTCGCCTGCCTTGGCGGCTGAACTGCTGGCCGCGCAGACGAAGCAGGTCGGTGGCAACATCCAGGCGCAGCTGCAATACGAGAAGGATTTCTACGCGCAGCAGGATCAGGAGTTCCGCGCGTCCTTGCAGAAGGACGGCCTGGACTACGACAAGACGATGAACCTGATCACGCGGGCCGCGGCGCAGTTCGGGATGCCGGCCGACGCTCCGATGCTGAAGAACGCGGGCGTTCGGTCGATGATGCTGAAGGTCGCGCAGGCCATCGGCGAAGCCAAGTTCATCGGCGGCGAGGGCGGCGCTCAGGGCACGAAGAGCGATCGCGCGACGGCCGAAGCCATCATGCACGACAAGTCGAACCCCGACTATCTCGCCTATTGGGCGAACGTGAACGGCAACCCGGATCACCCGAAGGCGGGCGAAGTCCGCAAGCGGGTCAACGACCTGCTGTCGGCCGCGGCTATCGCGGAGAAGCAGGCGCAGGCTGGTGGCAAACGCTGATGTCGATCCTGTCCAAACTCGCACGACGGCCGTCGAAGAACGCGGTGGCCGTCCCTTCCTCGAAGATCGAGGACGTGATCGCAACGGCCGAAGAGCGCGCCGGGCTCAAGCCTGGCGTTACTCCGGAGCTCGAGCGATTGCTGGACGACAGCCTGCTCGTCGCCAAGGGGAAGACGATCCAGACGCTCGGCGACAAGATCGCGGTCGAACTGCTCCCTGGTCTTGGCAAGATCGGGTCGCTGTTTATCACGGACACGATGAAGGACACGCGCAACCAGACGTTCACGCGCGCCAAGGTCGTGTCGGCCGGTCCGAAGGTCGAGTCGGCGAAGGCCGGCAAGATCGTCGTCGTCAGCGATTACTTCGGCCAGGAAGTGAAACTGGACGACGGGTCGCTGAAGGGCCGGCGGCTGAAGATCGGTCGCGAACGCGACATCGTGGGCATCGAGACGAAGGGCGGCATCGTGCCGGTCGGAAACCGGCTGCTGCTCGAACGGCTCGAAGCGCCGAAGATGGCGGGCGCGCTCTATCTGCCTGAAGACATGATGGCCGTCCATTTCGACGCGCTCGTCGTGGCCGTCGGGCCGGAGGCGACGGTGAAGGTCGGCGACAAGGTGTGCGTCGCCAAGGACACGAGCGTCCTGGTCCGGATCGAGATGAAGAACTACCTACTGATCGACGAACCCGCCCTACTCGCAGTCCTATGAGCAACGAAGAAGCCAAAGCCGTTCGCGAGGCGCTTGCGCCTGGATTCGACCCGATCCAGTTCGAGATCGTCGAAGGGATGGAGAAATATGTCGAAGGGAAGCTGATGTCCGACCAGCACAAACGCGAGTGCATGGCGGCGTATCTCTCCGGGATGCAGCACGCGATGAACATGCTGAAGGCGAAGCGCAAGGGGTTCATCCTGCTGCCGGCGGTCCTGCATCAGAAGATCATGACGTTCGCGAAGTTGTTGGGCCTGCAATTCGAGAAATGACTGCGCTCCGGATTTATGAGCTTTGGCGCGGGATCCGTCTGGAATCGGGCGAGCGGTTGCCGACCTGGTGGGAGATGAAAGCCGAAGCGCGCGCGTGGTGGCGACGGTATGCCAGGCGGGAAGCGCCGAAGGTCCGGGCCGGGTCGCGGCCGGTCGCGGAAGTCTGATTCGGCTTGCGTCACGCAAATCGGCCCCCATTGGTCGAGTTACGCAACTAACGCGCAACCTCAACCAAAGTTATTCCCATGCAAGGTCCGAACAACATCTTCACGGCTGACGCGAATGCGCTGGCCGCATTCACCGGCCGCGGTTCCCCGAACCTCAAGGCCGTGCAGCTGACTTCCGGCGGCACGGACACCCTGGACGTGGATTTCGGCATGGCGCAGTCGCTGACGACCGCGGCCGGCAACACGACGATCAGCATCAATCGCGTCGGTCTTCCCGGCCAGCGCCTGACGCTGACCGTCCTGAACGACGCGGGCGGCGCGCGCACGCTGACGTTCGACGCGACGAAGTTCCGCACGACTGCGACGCTCGTCGGCACGGCCAGCCAATACCGCACGATTGGATTCGTGTCGGACGGCACGAAGTGGAACGAGGTCAGCCGCGTGGCTGCGATGGTGGCGTAAACGTCCCTGAATCGCTCTTTCGAAGCCGTCCCTCGCCGGGCGGCTTTTTTGTTTGCGCTTGACCGGGGGCGCGCACGACCGCATTTGTCGCGCAGAGAGGATTAGGACACCCGCGCATAGCGATCCGGTGTTCTCTCGGATCAATCACCGTCCGAGTTGCGGCCCCGCTCTGCGGGACACCCGATTGGCGGACAGTTTGCAACCCGTTTCGGGACTTCCGTCCCCCTTTCCTCATGTCATCCGGTGTTTTCACCCTCCCGCCGCACTACCAGACGGCGTTCGACAACAACTGGAAGGAGATCATGGCGCAGCAGAAGCAGCATCGCCTCGCCGGTCTCTACCAGGTCGATTCCAACATTGCCGGGAACCAAAAGCGTTACGACCAGATCGGTTCCCAGTCCTACGCGATGCGCCAGAAGACGGCGCGCGCGCAGAAGACCGAACCGTCGGACATTCCGACGAGCTTCCGGTGGGTTCGCCCCCGCCCCTACGACAAGACCACCTGGATCGACGAGCACGATTCCATCATGCTCGGCTCGCTCCCCGACCCGCAATCGCCGACCGCGAAGAATCACGCCATCGCCGTGAATCGTCTCCGCGACATCGTGCTGATCAACGCGGCGCTCGGCACGAACTACACGGGCGCGCAGGGCACGACCGCCACGGCGCTCCCGGCCGGCCAGCAGATCGCGGTCAACCTGGGCGGCGGTGCCAACACCGGCCTGACCCTGGCGAAGCTGATCGCGTCGAGCTACAACCTCGACGTGAACGATGTCGACGAGATGGACCGCGTGTTCGTCTACGCCGCCAAGCAGCTGAACAACCTGCTGGTGAACGTCGACCAGGTGAATTCCGTCCTCTACAACGAGGTCCGCGCGCTCTTCAAGGGCCGTGTCGAGGAGTTCATGGGCTTCAAGTTCATCCGCACGCAGCTGCTGCCGATCACGGCGAACATCCGGTCCTGCTTCTGCTACCAGAAGGAGTTCCTCCAGATGGGCATCGGTGCGGACCTGAAGACGCACATCGACATCCTGCCTGACCAGTCGCACGCCGTGCAGGTCCGGTCGGTCATCCTTCTCGACGCGACCCGTCTGGAAGAGTCGGGCGTGGTCTCCATCGCCTGCGACGAGTCCGTCTAACCCGCGTCCATAACCGTTAACCCATAAGGAAAACCAAACATGGCTACGCTCTACACGGACATCGCGCAGAATCAGCGCGACGGTCTCAACTTCCCCGGCGGTCCCGGCGGTCTCACGACCCAGCCCGGCGGGTTCAACGATCCCGTCTTCGAACTCGGCGACTGCTCGATCGTGGTCGCGGTCTACACGATGACCGGCGCGGAGGCGCAGAATGACGTGATCAACGTCCTGCGTGTCGGCGGCGGTTGCGTCGTGGATCCGGTTCGCTCGAACGTCGCCGGCAACGGCGTCGGCACGACGGCCTCGGTCCAGATCGGCGACACGGACACGGCCGGCGGCACGATTGCCGCCAGTCCGACCCGCTACTCCGCTGCCATCGCGGTCAACGCCGACATGTCGGCCACGACCGGGGTGAGCTTCGCAGGCGGCGCGGCGCTGATCACGCCGTTCGAGACCACCGATGATCCCTGCTGGATCACGGCGACGTTCTCGGTCCTGACCGTCCCGGTCGTCGGCAAGAAGCTGATCTTCCGCCTGTTCCTGGGCTGGAATCGCTAAAGCTTGGGTTCGTCATAAGTCACAACCCCGGCAGGGAGCGCGCGAAAGTTCGTTCTCTGCCGGGTTTTTTTCAGTTATGCCCCCATCAAAAACCGTCGACGGAATGAGGCAATGCCTGGGCTGCCAGGATGTTCTTCCGCTGGCTGCGTTCTATTCGTCCGCCAAGGTGATTCGGGGGCGGTCCTACACCTGCGTCAGCTCGAGGTGCAAGACGTGTTCAAACGAGAAGAACAAAGCGAATGTTCGGAAAAATCCGGCCAGCAAACGACGGGCTGGCGTGAAATTCAAATACGGTCTGACATGGCCGCAATTCACGAAACTTTATGAGGATCAGCACGGTGTTTGTGCCATCTGCACGACGCCGCTGCGGATCGAATTTGGTCTGGCGCGCGGACAGTCGAAGCTGTGCGTTGATCATTGCCATGACACCGGAAAGGTTCGTGGACTGCTGTGTAAGCGGTGCAATACGGGACTCGGCCAGCTTGGTGAGACGAAGGACAAGCTGCTGAAGGCAATCGCCTATCTCGAAAATCCTCCGTTCAAAGGAGCAGAGTAAAATGCCTACGAGCCTCGCCCAAATCGACATCGTGAACTCGGCGCTGTCGCGCATCGGTGTGAAGCCGATCCAGGACATCAACGCGCAGGACGACGTTCCGGCCGAACAGGCGAGGATCAACTGGCAGCTGGCGCTCGGGGCAGTCGGGCGCGCGCACGCGTGGAACTGTCTCACGAAGGCCGCGAAGCTCGAGGCGGTCGCGCAAGATCCCATTGTTGCGACTGATCCGGTGCCGGCGGCGACGCCGTGGGCTCCGGCTACGAATTACCTGGCGGGCGATTATGTGACGTTCGGCAGTCCGGCCTACACCTACCAGGCGCTGATCGCGAACCTGTCCAGTGCGTCGTTCACGAACGACCTGACGAAAGGCTGGTGGTTTCAGACGGACATCTTCAATCCGAACCCGTTCGGATCGTCCGTCGGCGCTGGGGCGCTTTACGCGTCTGGCTGGGCCTACAAATACAACCTGCCCGAAGACTGCCTGCTGGTCACGGCGCTGAATGACAGCGGCTGCGAGGGCAAGGAAGAGGATTTCGAGATCATGGGTGCGTCGCTCTACACGGACGAGTCCGAGGCGATCATCAAATACACCTGGGCCGATCCGGACACGACGCGCTACGACACGCTGTTCGTCGAATGCCTGGTCCTGAAGTTGGCGTCGATGATGTCGACCGTGCTTCGCCAGGATGACACGACGATCGAGCAGACGATGGAAGGCTTCTACATGAAGAAGCTGGCGTCGGCGCGGGCGCGGGATGCGGGCGAGAAGAAGCCGCGGCGCTACGATCCGGTGGCGAACTCGCGGTTCGTGGGCAGCCGGTATCGCTCGACGAATTCCTGATGCCGAAGTCACTCGACAATCAACTGGCCTATTCGGGCGGCGAGTGGTCGCCGCTGCTGGATGCGCGCATCGATCATCCGAAGTATTCGTCCGCCTGCCGGCAGATGCAGAACATGATCGCGCTGAAGAACGGCGGCGCTACCCGGCGGCCGGGCACGATCTTCAAAGCGGCGTGCAAGTATCAGAATACGGACATTCGCCAATACGCGACGCGGCTGATGGAATTCCAGTATTCGCCGACGACTTCGTTCATCCTGGAGTTCGGGCATCAATACATCCGGTTCTACTCGAATCAGCAGCAGGTCGTGCTGTCGCTTGGCGCGGTGTCGGCCTGGGTGGCGCTGACGCCGTATGTCGTGGGCAACTACGTCAAGGACGGCGGGATCATCTACTACTGCATCTCGGCGGTCACGAGCGCGATCGCTCCGGCCGGTGATCCTGGCCATTGGGTCGCGCAGAGCATCTACGAGATTCCGTCTCCGTTCAACGGCCGGCAGTTCTACGGGCCGTCGATCTACGAGATCGACGTCTGGCGGCTGATCCCCTGCCAGATCAACGACGTGGTGTATCTCGTGCATCCGTCATATCCGCCCTACAAGTTGGAGCGGCTGGCGGACACGAACTGGGTGCTGTCCCTGGTCGACTTCAACGTGCCGGCGCTGCTGGATCCGAACCCGACGGGCATCCTGCTGGCGGCGACGGCGACGACCGGCGCGGTCACGCTGAACGCGAGCGCCCCGGCGTGGGCCGGCGCGACGTATTACAGCGTCGGTCGCAGCGTGTCGAACGGTGGCCTGCTCTACACCTGCATCGTGGCGCACGTCTCGAACGTGTTCGCGACGGACCTGGCGGCCGGCTTCTGGCGGCTGGAAACGATCTTCACGGCCGGGAACGTCGGCGCGTCATTCCAGGTCGGGCATATCCGCAACTCCTCGGCGATCACGCAGGCGCTGACGGGCAACGGCACTTCGGCAACGATCGAGGCGGAAGGCGAATGCTCGCTGGAAACTTACGGCACATGGTCGGCGACGGTCGACCTGGAGCGGTCGGACGACGGGGGCACGACATGGTATAAGGTCCGGACGGTCGTCTCTCTGAACGACCACAACACGAGCATTCCGATCACCGTCGACGGGGTGGCGCTCTTTCGCCTGGTGGTCTCGAACTACACGGCGTCGGTCGGCACGCCGCGGGCGACGTTCACCATTGTCAGCGGCATCGCCTACGGCCTGGTCAAGATCACTGGCTACAACAACGCTTATCAGGTCACGGGTGTCGTCGCGACGCGGCTGGCGTCGACGAACACGACGACGATCTGGTCCGAAGGCGCGTGGTCGCCGCGGCGCGGGTTCCCGCAAGCGATCACGGCATTCCAGCAGCGCATGATCTACGGCGGTTCGAGCTACGAGCCGCAACGCATTTGGGGCACGAAGACGGACGACCTGGAGAATTTCGACCTTGGGGACCAGACCAAGGCGACGGATTCCATTGCGTTCGACCTGGCGGCTGTCGGCCGCGGCCGGATCCAGTGGCTGATCGGTCAGGTCGACCTGTTCGTCGGGTTCTCCGCGGCGGAATGGATCGTCAACGCCGGCCAGGGTTCGTTTGGTGGGTCGAACGAGCCGATCACGGCGACGGCGATCAACGCGGGCGAACATTCGGCCTGGGGCAGTGCGGAGGGCATCCCGCCGGCACTGGTCGGCAACGCGGTGCTTTATCCCCAGCGCGCGGCGCGGACGATGCAGCAGATGGTGTTTTCCGTCTACACGAACAAATACATGTCGTCGGACCTGACGAGCCTGTCGGAACACATGTTCGGCGTGGGCATCGCGCAGTTGGCCTATCAGCCGCAGTTCCGCAACCAGAGCATCGTGTGGGCCGTGACGAAGGGCGGGGCCTTGTGCGGCATGACTTATGAGATGCAGGAACAGGTCTATGCCTGGCATCGGCACATCAGCAATTACAACGCGGACATCGACGCCATCGACTATTTCGAGTCTGTCGCGTCCATCGACGGCCAGGGAGATCAGGACGACGAGGTGTGGGTCATCGTGAGTCGGCCGGGTGGTCGCTACGTCGAACTGGTGAACCCGAACAACTGGGAGACGGCCGGCGGATCCAGCAAGGGCATCGCCAAGCCGGACATGAAGCTCGCGATCTACGTCGATTCGGCGATCACCGTGGCTTACCCGGTGTCGAACGTGATCACGGGCCTGGATCATCTCAACGACCTGAATGTTATCGGCCTGTTGAACGGGAACATGACGTTCGGGCCCTACCTGGTGGCCGGTGGCTCGATCACAATCGACGGGTTCGTGCCAGGCGGCAGCGACATCCTGCAAATCGGGCTGCCGATCAACTACGCTGTGCAGGGGATGAGGCTGGATGTCGACGGCCGGGCCGGGATCATCGTCGGCGTCACGAAGGCGCTGTCGAAGGTCTTCCTGCGCGTGTTCAATTCGCTCGGCGGGAAGGTCAAGGGCAACGGCCTGAAGGAGATTCCGATCAACTACCGGCCGCAGGCGCTGCCGATTGACCAGGGGCCGCCGCTCTTTACCGGCGAGAAGGAAGTCATCCCGGAAAGCACGCAGACGGACGATCCGATCATGGTGATCCAGGGCAGCGATCCGCTTCCTTTGACCTTGCTCGCGACGACCGTTCGAGTGGGTATTACCGGATCAGCATGAGCACGATCCGCGCAATCGACCTGGAAACCGATCTTCCGATGCTCCGGAAGTGGTGGGAATTGCACAAGGCGGTTCCCTGTCCGGAGGCGTTCCTTCCCCAGGGCTTTATCGTGTCGGCCGGTGGCGTCGACGTGGCCGCGGCGTTCCTTTACCTGGATGTCGGCGGCAAGTTGGCGATGATCGAGTATCTGACGACGAACCCGTCGGTCGCTTTCAGCCGTTACCTGGTCGAGGACGTGAAGCAACTGATCACGCATGTCGAATCGGTGGCGCTGGCGCAGGGCTGCACGGGGATCATCAGCATGGTCGCGCCGGGGACCGGCGAGTATCGCCTGATGCAGCGCATGGGCTATCTTCCGCCGGACGACGGCGCGAAGCCGCATGTGATGTTCGGCAAACGTCTCGTGAAGGAGGCCGTGCCATGCCCGTAGTCCCGGTTATGGCGGCAATCGGTGGCGCGCTCGGCGCTTCGGCCGGAACTGCAGCTGCGGTCGGCACGATGGCGACGCTGACGGCTGTCTCCGTCGGTGCGCAGGGTTACGCGATGGTGAAGCAGAACCAGGCGAACAAGGCGTCCGCCAGGCTTGCGACGGACACGGCCAGCTACAACCAGCTGGTGAACGAGACGAACGCGACGCAGACGGAGATGGACGCCGATGCCAGCACGCGGGCGGCGCGCAGGGACGCGCAGGTCTACACATCGAGGCAGAAGGCTGCCTATGCGGCGAGCGGCGTGCTGAACTCGGGATCCGCCTTGGCGGCGCAGGTCGAGACGGCCGGGCGCATGGAACAGCAGATTCTTCAGAGCCGGTCGAACAGCCTTCGCGAAGCGGAGAAGATGCGGGCCGCGGGCCGGATGGGCATCCTCTACGGCAACGCGCAGGCGGACGCGATCAAGCGCCAGAACTCCATCGACATGCTGCGCGGTGGCGTGGGCATCCTTTCGACCGTCGGCAGCTTTTATCAGGCCGGGATGTTTGCTGGCATGGGTGCCGGCGGCGCGAACACGCGGGCCGGGATGCTGGCTGCCGGCGCTCCGGCCGGCCTGGCGGCACGTTCTGGGCTTTGATCAATGGCGAACATCCCCACAGTTCCGGGCTCGTATCAGCAGCAGAGCACGCCGACGCCGGCCGTGCAGGCTGACTTCAGCACGCTCGACGCGCCGAACCGGGCGGCATCCGCGCAGGGCGCGGCCATTGGCGAGGTCGGCCGGCAGGTGGGCGATGTCGCGCTGAAACTTCAGTCGGCCGTCAATTACGGCATGGCGGCGGATGCTGATCGGCAGATGCGGGCAGCCGCGGCGGAATTCCAGCAGTCGCGCATCGGCCGCACGGACGAAGACCAGTGGCAAACGCAGTGGAAGGAGAAGTCCGACGAGGTGTGGCAGGGCATCCAGGAAACGATGCCGATCGGTCCGTTGCTGCGCCGGCAGTTGACCGCGAATTTCAAGGACTGGCAGGCGTCGAACGCGATCGAGGTCTCGACGATGGCGAACAAGCAGCGGATCAACCGCGCTGTCGACCGCGTGGGCCTGGCGGCGGACGAGGCCGCGCGCGACGGGGACGAACACGGGATCGTCGCGGCGTTCGACGGTGCGGTCGTGAATCACCTGATGCTTCCGGAGCAGGCGGATAAGCTGAAGAAGGAATACCTGACGAAGGTCGACGAGTATTCGGCGCGGAACTACATCATGAACAACCCGGCCGGAGCGGTCGACTTCCTGGAGGAGCAGACGAAGGGCGGGAAGTATGTGAACCTGACGCGGCTGACGGCGGACCAGCGCCTGACGCTGATCAACACGGCGCGCGTGCAGTTCACGAAATACCAAACGGACAACTACGACGATCTGATCAAGGGTTTGCAGCAGGGCACGGTGGCGACGCCGGCCGAACTGACCGGCCTGGTCGCGAACAAGGTCATCAGCGCGAAGCAGCGCAAGACCTACGAAGACGCTTACCGGCATGGGAACTACAACACGTCGGTCGACTCCATCGGGAAGATGTTTTCGGACCTGAACGACTACGATCCGCAGAAGGATCCGCAGTTCCGGGACCGGGCGAAACTCCTGGGCCAGATCGCGACATCGGGCTTTCCGCAAAACGTGCAGACGGAGATGAACCAGCTGCTGTCGCAGAAGACCGATCCGAAGCACGTCCTGAACTCTCCGGTCGCGAAGGATGCGTTCGAGGGCATCGACCAGCGGTTCCGGCTGGGCCTTTACGGCAAGTTCGAGACGAAGGTCGAGGACAAGGAAGGCAATATCCGGACCGTGGTGAACCCAAAGGTCTACGAGAGCGCGATGCAGGTGAAGCGCCGGGTCGAGGATGCCGCTCGCAAGTTCCTGAACGAGAATCCGCAGGCGAGCGCCGAAGACGTGAACAATTTCGTGTCGAACGTGCAGATGACTAACGTCGTGCGTTCGGGCCGGCAGACGCTGCTCGGCGCGCTGGGCCAGGGCCTGCCGACGGTCAACGAGACGGCCGATCAGAAGAAGGCGCGCCTTGACGCCATCCTGGCCAAGGCCAAAAAGTGACCAATGCCCTACGTTCCCGACGACAACGAGGCGGCGCTATTGCTCGATTCAGTTGAGGGCGAGCAGGACGCTGGCCGCAAGGCGGTCATGGTCGACCTGTTGGGCCGCTATCGGGATCAGAAGGCGTCGGCCGGGCTTCAGCCTTTTCAGCCGGACCAGGCGTCGCAGCGCGCCAGTCGCGAACGGCTCGAAGGCATGTTCGGCGGGCTCGACAAGATGGACGCCGGGCTGGATCCCGCGCAGAAGTCGGCGTTTGCGACCGCGGTCGACGCGTCGACGGACAAGGATGAGGCGAAGGCGCGCATGGCGAACCAGACCTGGGTGCTGGCGCAGTATCCGCAACTCGGCGGGGCGGTCGATGCGGACTGGACGACGGTCAAGCATCATGTCGCGAAGGAACTCTTTGGGAACGACGCGCAGGCCATTCCGGACACGGCGTTCTACGCGCAGATCGGCGGGCACATCAAGAAGCAGAAGGACGAGCGCGACATGCTCGCCGACGTGTTGTCGAAGGTGCAGGTCGAGGCTGCCAAGGGCACGGGCGACTGGCTCGCTGCCTGGAAGAAGAGCGCGACCGGCATCAGCACGAACGCCGGCTACCAGCCGACGAACTGGGATCGGTATCGCCAGGCCGCGAAGAAGGTTTTCGACGACACGCAGCAGTCGATCCAGACGCTCCGTCCTGCGATTGCGGCCGGGCAAGAATACTACCGGCTGGCGACGAGCGGGCCGGCGACGCTGCCCGGCAAGAAGGACGACCAGGGCAAGGTCGTGCCGAAGAGTGGTGACGAGATGGACGCTGATTTTCAGCAGGTCGTCACGGCACGGCAGGCTTTCCTCGGCGAACTGATGCGGTTGCCGGCGGGGCAGCGCGATCAGGCGCTGAACCTCGCGATTGCGGGCGCGGCAGATCTCGCGCCGAAGACGATGGGTGCGGAAGGGTCGGCCGGCGGGATCGAGAAGACCGCGGTCAGCCTGGAACGCGCCATCGGCAACTTCTTCCCGAATGCCGGCCGGTTCCTTCTCCAGGGCGTGCGCGCGGCGTCGGAAACCACGCTTCAGGCCAGGAACGCTTATTACGGGGAGGCGGACACCCCACAGCAGTCGGTCTACAACGAGCAGAACGCGATGCAGCGGACGGACATGTCGGCCGCAATCGACGCCGGCCTGGTCGACGCCGTGGATCCGATCAAGTCGAAGAGCCGGCTGGCGCAGGGTGTCTACGACGCGATGCAGTCGATCCCCTACATGATCGCTGCCGGCGCGCAGCCGGAGGTCGGAATCCCGCTGACCTTGGCGGCGATGGCCGAAGACAACCGCCGGCAGTTCGTGGCGAATGGCGTGCCCCCGCAGGAAGCGGCGACGCTGGCGCTGGCGTCGGCCGTTCCCCAGGTGGCGATCGAGCGGCTTCAGGCGCACATGCTTTTTCACGGCAAACTGCCGGGCGCGGAGAAGTGGCTGACGAAGGCCGTCGGCTCGAAGCTGCAGCTGGCGACGAAACTCCTGGCGGTCGGCGGGCTCGAAGCTCTGCACGAAAACGCCGAAGAGGCGCTTCAGGACATTACCCCGCTGGCCTATCAGGAACTGGGGTCGATCCTGTCGAAGGACGTGCCGGACGTGAACTGGAAGCAGGAACTGGCGCAGTATGCCGGCCAGCGCGTCGACACGTTCTTCGCACTGCTGCCGATGGTTTTGGTCGGCACGGGCACGGCTTCGTTCAAGGAATCGGCCTACGGCCGACAATACCTGTCCAGCAAGAACATGCTGAAAGCGGCCGGGTTCACGGATGCCGTGGCCGAAGAGATCTCGCAGACCGCGGTCAAGGGCGATGTCGAGAAGGCGCAGGCGATGGTGCAATCCGGGTGGGAGGATCCGGAGCAGCGGCCGAAGGCGCAGGTCGAGAAGGACACGGCCGCGGCGAAGGCCGATGTCGAGGCGGTCGGCAAGTTCAACACGGAAGAGCAGCAGCGCGCGTTCGACGAACTGGACGCGCAGATGAAGGCATCCTGGAACGAGCAAGCGAACCCGACGGGCGCGCGCGCGATCAAGAACGAGGACGGCACATGGACGGTCGTCGATTCGAAGGATCAGTATGTCGACCAGGCGAATTCCCCGGAGCACGCGGTCGACCTTGTGAACGAGGTCAATCGGGCCGACTCGGCGAGCCTGACGAATGTCGTCGACGACATGATCGACTATTTTAAGCAGCGCGGCCGGGGCGGCGAGATCGTCAAGACAGGCGACATCCGGACCGTGCAGGATACGGTGGATGAAGGGCAAATGGCGCAGGACAAGGCGCATCAGTTGGTCAATCTCTACGTCGAACTGGGCGTCCTGCCGAAGGGCACGACGACGCAGGAAGCGCGCATCTACGGCGAAAGCGCCAAGGTCTACAACGCTCGGCAGAAGGTGTTCGAATACGTCAGCCGGCTGCACGACGGCGCGGATCCGCTCGTCCTGGTCGAGGAAGAGGCCGAAGGGTATTTCAAGCAGTCGCTGGATAACGGCCTGTTCTCAATCGAGGATGTCGAGAACTGGCGCGCGGCGGTCGAGGGAAAGCCGGTGCAGCCGAAGGCCGACAAGCAGATGCGGGCCCGGGAGGCGACGGAATGGTTCTCGCGCTACGCGCAGGCGTATATCACGGGCAAGACGCAGGCGGACGCGCCGGTCCCGCTGACCTTCCGGCGTTGGCTGGACAAGGTGAAGAAGGTCTTCGCGGAGATCTTCACGCTCGCGCGCGACCTGATCGAAAAGGAGAAGGCCGGGCAGTTGCCGGACGACTTCAAGAAGCATCTGGCGCGGGCCGTCGGCCTGGACGAGACGTTCATCGAAGACCGGATGCGCCAGGAAGAGCGCCAGCAGGCGGCGAAGAGCGCGTCGGGCAACTGGCGCGCGGCCGAAGCACTCCAGGAGATCAAACTTCCGACGCCGGGCCGGGAGCAGGCCGGCATGAGTGGCGAACTGCAAAACCTCTGGACGAGCCTGAAGTTCGACCAGCGGATGAAGCTATTCGCGGCGCACGACAAATCGCTGGATGCGGTCGCCGAACTGCTGCGCGAGGATTACGGCTTCAGTTGGGTGCAGGGGCCTGACGACGTGGTGAAGCTGGCCGAAGACACGTTCCTGCACGGGAAGGAGATCACGAGTGATCGGTCGTTCTCGCTTCGCAAAACCCCGGCGATCAAAGGAACGGTTTCCTCGTTCGAAGACAGCGAGACCGGGAAGACGTTCACGACCGGAAAGCCGGTGGAATTCAATTTCGTCCGCAATCCGGTGAAAGCCCCGAACATGGGCAGTCGCTTCGGCCAGGACATCGAGCCGGCCGGCAAATACGTTTCCCCGATTTCAAAGGAGACGGCGGTTCTCGACGGCCTGGAATCGGGGACCATTGCCTTCAAAAGCCCGCTTGTCCTGGAATGGAGTGGCTACGGGTCGGATGGCTGGAAGGCGCGACTGTCCGCGGCCTACGGTGGGAAGACGGGCGCTGCGCTGTCGAAAGCCATCGTTGCATCCGGATATGATGGGGTCGTCACGCAGTCGGAGGTCCGCGGGCAAAAGTATGCGTCCGAAGTGGTCGACCTGCGTGGATTCGTGGAAGGCGATCTTCCTGAAGTCACGATGGCCGTGCGCAAGGGCGACCAGACCGGCGACCTTTTTGACCAGGGCGACATGCCTTTCAACCTGTCCGGCGAGGCGGCGCAGGATCACACGGGCGCGATGGACCGGAAGGCCGAAGCGGACCAGGCGAAGTCGAAGGCGACGGCCGCGCAGCAACTGATCGACGACCGGGCCGAATACGACCGCCTGCAGGCCGAACTGAATAAGCTCGGGCCGGAGAAGTTCGGCACGCCGGAGTATAACGCGGTCTGGCAGAAGTCCGAAGACATCAAGAACCGGCATGGCGGGATGCCGCCGGGCGAGCAGGTCGGGGGATCGACCTACGCGGTCCGGCAGACGGAGCGTCCGGAATTCAAGAAGTGGTTCGGCGACTCGAAGGTTGTCGACGAAAAGGGCAATCCTTTGGTCGTCTATCACGGTTCGCCTGAAGCGACGTTTTCCGAGTTCCGCGGGAGCGAGGCCGAAAAGGGCGGTCTGTTCTTCACGGACAGTCCGGCCGTCGCGGAGGGCTATCACGCGAATCGCGGCGCGTGGATGTCGCCGGGCAAGGCGTCCGGGACGTTCCCGGTCTACCTGTCGTTGCAGAATCCGCTGGTGATCGACGCGCTCGGCAAGCGGCACGACAACATCCCGGTTCCGTGGCAGCCGTGGCAGCAGAAGGTCTTCGGCCGGCTGCCGAAGAACGCGGTGAACGTGCGCGATGCGCTGGTCTACGCGCGCGAGCACGGGCATGACGGGGTGATCGTGAAGAATGTTCACGACACGGCAGATCAGTATGAGCAAGGGAAGTCGACGGTCTATGGCGTCGTGAAGCCGACGCAGATCAAGTCGGCGATTGCGAACCGCGGCGTCTTTGATCCGAACAATCCGGACATTACTTATTCGCTGAAGACGACTTGGAACGAGGCGCACGGCGCGAGCGGGGACCGCGAAGGCGTCCTGGGCACGGTCAGCGCCAGCGGCAACGTCGTCGCGAAGCGTGGTGATCTCTACGAGGCCAGTCATGCGTCGATGGGTCTCTACACGCGCAACGGCGTGCCGTGGCGTTACAGCAAAAAGACGCAGGCGGTCTACTGGTGGGGGAACGCTGATGAAGTGCAGCGCGAGAACGTCACGGCTCGTCTCATGAAGATGGGCTACGAGGTGAAGGCGCAGAAGATGATCAGCGACGCCAGCACGCCGGAGTTCCGGGAGTCGCACGAAAGTCGGCGGCCGTCCGCGCTGACGGTCGACGGGCATGGCGACGAGTGGATCGTCCGGGACGCCGACACGGGTTCCGGGGTGCATCCGGCTTTCAAGACCGAAGCGGAGGCGAAGGCATGGATGAACGAGAACTGGGATCGCCTGGTCGAGCCGTCGGAACCGGACACGTTTGCGCTGCGCCGGCAGACGGAGACGCCGGAGTTCAAAGCCTGGTTTGGGGATTCGAAGGTCGTCGACGAGGCCGGGCAACCGAAGGTTCTTTATCATGGGACCGGCGCGAAGGATTACGCGTGGGATGACAACGGCCGGCGTGTTCCTGTGAATTTTCCGTTCACGAAGTTCGACAAGGACATGCCAGGGTCGAAGACGGACGAAGGGTATTTGGGTCGCGGGTTCTACTTTTCGGATCGGCCGGACATCGCCGGCTGGTATGGGAACATGACGACGAGCGAATCCGAGGCGGCGATGAAGCAGGCCGGCGATCAACCCTGGGGGGTGCATCCGAAGATGAAGGGCAGCGCAATCGGTGCGTTCTTCCTTAGCCTGAGAAATCCCCTGGTGATAGAAGAGGCGGGGCAGAACGAATCTGCGTTCGACAAGCGGCGCGACATGCAGGCGGCGCTCGGTCTGGATCCCGGCGCGAACTGGGATGTGAATTATCTCACGTTCAAGTTGAAGGATGCCGGGTATGACGGGGTGATTTATCGCTTCAAGAAAGGAGGCATGGAGGCGGTGGCTTTTGAGCCGGAGCAGATCAAGAGCGCGACGGGCAACCGCGGGACGTTCGACGCCAGCAATCCGGATATTACCTTCGCGCTGCGGCCGGCTGCGAACGGCGACCTGATCGCGGTTCACAACACGAACGCCGAAAAACTGAAACTGATCGACGAACTGGGCGGGCTGGCCGTCCCGTCGGTGGCGATCATCAAGCACGGCACGTCGGAATACGACTCGTTCGGCGACATCACGCTGATTGCGCCGAAGAGTCTGGTCGACCCGAAGAAGTCGGCGAAGGCCAAGGTGTTCAACACGGACATCTATTCGCCCCGCTTCCCGAACACGCGGTTCGATGTGAGCCTGCCGAACCTGCGGAAGGCGTGGAAGGATTTGGGCGACGCGAGCGAAGCGATTGGCGTCGGCAGTCTTTCGTCGGAAATCGACCATGACGAGGTTGAGCGCGAGGGGCTGGACGCTTTCGAGAAGGCGACGGCCGTGAAGTATGCTTTCCTGAAGGAACAGGGCCAGGTTCCGGACCTGAAGAACAAGCCGACGGAGACGCCGAAGGAGTGGGCCGCGGCGTGGGCCCGGGCTAAGACGAAATGGGAACTGGCGGACGATCCGGCTTTCCAGCAGGCGGCGCTCGAACACTTCAAAGAGGTTTACAAGGATCACCCCGATCTCTTGGCGGATATGGTCGACGAGGAAGGCAAACTGATGTCGAACCCGATCAATCGGTTCGCCGACGATGTGTTCACGACGAACAATCCGGAGGTCGACCGCTACAGTTCGGGCCAGGCGATGAGTGATCAGATCAACAACCTCGGGCTGCGCGCCAAGTTCGAGTCCTGGGTGAAGTCGCGGTTTAGCGACGTGATCAAGCGCAAGGTGATTCGCGACTACAACGAGCGGACGGAGAAATGGGCGACGCGTCCCTACGATCTCGACACGGTGGTCAGCATCATGAAGCGGGGCCTTCAGGATTCCGAAGGGTTCGACTACGGCGGCGCGTCCATCCGGGCGAACTACGCGCAGCAGTTTTCGTCCTTGGCTGAGATGAAGGATCTGGCGGGCTCGATCGTGTCCGACGAGGACATCAAGCGGCTGAAGGAACAGACGAACGACGAGTTCAACAGCCTGGCGACCGAACTCGCGCCATACTATCGGTTCGACACGAAACGCTTCGGGTATCTTGACCAGGTTGCGTCGGCGATGAAGCGGTTGGGCAAGTTCAACGGCGAAAAGCTGTGGGCTGAAGACTTCAAGCCGGTGCCGGCGGAACTGATGGGCAAGGTCCGGGCGTTCCTCGCGATGCTCCGCGACGCGCCTACGGAGTATTTCGAGGCGAAGGTGCAGCGCGGCGTGAAGTTGTCCGAGATTGCCGGCGCGGTGATCCCCAGTGATTCGACGGAGGACGTGCGCGACATCCTCGCGCGCGCGGGCGTGCCGGTGGTCGAATACAAGCGTTCCGACCTGAAGGCGCGGGCGGCGGCCGTGGCGAATTTCGGCGACGAGTCGTGGGCGTTGGGGACCGGCAAGCGGGCGGAAGACGTGCAGGACGCGATGCGCGAGCGGAAGATCGGCATCCGGGTGCAGGATTCGCCTGACTTCGCGCAGGAAGTGAAGGACATGGTGGGCCGGCCGGAATACGCCGTCCGCGGGATGACCGTGAACGAGCGCGAGGCGAAGAAGATCATCGCCGAACATGACGGCAACCTGGCGAAGCTCGTCCAGGTGCTCGCTGATCCGACGCAGACCTTTCATCCGGCGACGAAGGTCGCGCTGGCGTTCTTCGTGGCTGAGTCGGCGAACAAGGTGGGCGATTTCGCGACGGCCGCGGAAGTCGCCAAGCAGGCGGCGATGGAGGCGACGAGCCTGGGCCAGGGCGTCAACGAATTGAAGCGGTGGTCGATCTTCTCGCAGCCGGAGACGGCGCAGCAACTTCTCCAGGGCGAGATCGAAAAGGAGAACAACCGGCGCAAAGAGCGCGAGCCGGCGATCAAGGCCGTGCAGGACGTTTACGCCGAAGTGCAGCGGGAGGCGCGCAAACTCCTCCGGCAGTGGCTGGACGAGATCAACGGTGTCGCTGGCAAGGACGCCGCGGAGATCGAGCCGGTCGACGTATCTTCGCTTCCGGATGTGACGTTCGCGCTCCGGGCGGACGTTCGCGAGTCGGGCATCGTGCAGGTCGTGGCGAAGATGCTGAAGAAGAGCGGCGCGGAGGCGACGGAGAGGGCGCTGGTCGAGAAATACGGCCAGGCGGTCGAGGCGCACATCCCGGACATCCTGATCGAAGCGCAGCGCAGCCTGATGAAGCGCGACGGCAAGGGTGAAAAGAAGTTCAAGACCCGGATCCCGGTCCTGTCCGACGAGCAGATCGAACACACCCTGCGGTCGACGCGTGGGAAGGTCGAAGAGCAGGCGACGATGCCGACGGTCGAGGAACTGAAGGCGAAGGGCATGTCCGACGACCAGGTTGAAGAGACGCTTCGCCAGTTCCGGAATCGCCAGGAATCGCAGGCCGACCTGATCCCGAAGGACGAGCCGGCCGGCGGCCGGCTGACGCCGGAGCAGATCGACGCTGCCATGCAGGCCGCTGCCAAGGGTGGCGCGCAGGGAGCGCAGACGTTCGCCGATATGCCGGAACTCTACGACCGGCTGTTCGAACACCTAATGCTGCGGATCAAAGAGAAGGTCGAGGGCGAGCAAAACGTCCCGGTCCCGCGTGGCATCAAAGAGCAGATCGGCGAGATCCTGAATCGGCACGGCCTGAAGGCGACGGAGGACGACGTGAAGCGGATCATCGGCGCGCGCCAGTTGCTGCCGAACATGACGCCAGCGCAGGCCGAAGACCTGGCGAATTTCGCGCGCCGGATCGCCAGCACGCCGCTCGGCTCGTTCGAGCGCGGGCAGCAGACGATGGAACTCTTCAGCTACGTTCACGACCAGCTTCAGCCCTACGATCTTGTCGATGTGGCGTTCGGGCTTTGGTATGCGAACGTCCTGTCGTCCCTGCTGACGACGGCTAGGAACGTCGCCGGCAACGCGTCGATGCTCTTCCTGGACCAGGCGGCTGAAACCCTCTTCCGCAATCCGGCCAGCTATTTCCCGTATATCGAGCAACTGGCGAAGGCGACGGGCGAAAGCATCGAGGCGTCGACCAGCCAAGGGAAGAACACGATGAAGACCGGCCAGGAAGGGCTGACGCGCAGCCTGTCGCTGGGCGACGAGCGCCGGCAGGGCGTCCTGGAGTCGAAAACCGCCCCGTTGCAGACGATGCGCTTGATCAGCCGGGTGGCGACGCGCTTCCTTTCGGTGCAGGATCTGTTCTTCGCGAACACGGCCTACGAGATGAAGGCGCGGCAACTGGCCTGGGATCAGGCACGCAAAGAGGCCGGCACGGGCAAGATCAAGCCGGAGCAGGTCGAGGAACGCGTGTCGCGGTTACTCAACCAGGCGACGGACCAGATCCAGACGTTCACCGATCGGGCCCGGGTGGAGTGGCAGAATCTGACGCCGGAGATCAGGGCGAACTACGACGAAGCCAACTGGCAGAAGCGTCGGGTTAAGGAATTGCAGATGTTCGAGCGCGACAAGCAGTTGGTCAGCCGGTCGCTGGATTTCGCGCAGAAGGTCACGCTCGACTACGAGCCGGAGGGCCTGATGGGGCTGCTGCTCGGCGGGTTGAGCCGCGTCTTCACGACGGCCGAAAACGCCGCGGCGCAGGTGCAGAACCCGAAGGTCAAGATGCTGACGAAGGCGGCGGCGAAGTATGGCCGGACCAGGGTGATCCCGTTCATGCGCGTGCCGGTCAACGTCTTCAACCGGGCGCTGGACTACGGGCCGGTCGGCTACGGCCGCGCGCTGATGGACGCCGCGGGCATCCCGGTGATCCAAGGCACGAAGACGCGCGTCCGCACGGCCGACGAGCGGGCGGACCTGTTGAAGCGGGCGACGCTCGGCACGATGGCGCTGCTGCCGCTGGCGATCCTCGCCCGGCCGCCGTCGCCGGACGACGAACCGGAGGAATTTCCCTGGTTGCAGATTCACAGCGCCGGATCCGGGAACCCGAACACGAACATCGCGCTCAACGGGCCGAAGTATCGCCCCTACTCGATTGAGATCCGGGCCGGCGGCAACCAGACGTTCATCGACTACCGGATGTTTCCGCTCGCCCCCTACCTGGCAGCAATCGGGTCGCTGCACGACCGCACGCGTTACAAGAAGGCGATGGACGACAAGTCGGCGCTCGTGCAGGGCTGGATCATCGCGCAGGCGATGAAAGAGAGTTTCATGTCGAGTTCGCCGATCACGTCGCTGCGGGAGTTGAGCGAAGCCGCGGCCGAAAACCAGCCGATGTCGGAGCGGTCGGTGAACCGCACGCTGGCGCGCGGGTCGGTCGGCATCGCCGGCAACCTGATCCCGCTGTCCGGCCTGTGGCGGTCGCTCGACCAGCTTGCGGGCGGGGACCGGAACACGCGCGACACGCTGCTGGCCGCGTCGATGGCGGAAATCCCGGTCGCGGGCCGGCTGAACGTGCCGTCGGTCGATGTCCTGGGCGACAACATGTCGTCGCGCGCGGGGATCGGCTGGCTCGCCGACTGGTCGAAGCGAGAGACGCCGGAGTCGCGCATCTACGCAGCCTTTGCGGAGAAGGACGTGACGCCGACGGACATCTCGCGCTACCAGTCGAAGATGACGCCGGAAGAGTATTACGCATTCGCGCAGGCGCGCGGGAAACTGCTGAAGGAGACCCTGCTGTCGCCGAACGAGGAAGGGCAGTTGGGCCTGGATCACCTGCTCGAACTGAGCGACAAGGCGAAGACGAAGGACGAGGATTCTCCCGCGAAGAAATACCTGATGCGGATCAGCCGCTCGGCGACGCGGCGGGCGCTTGTGCAGGTCGGCGCGAAGGTGCCGGCGGAAGTCGAGCCGTGACCGGATGGGGTTTTGGCTTGCCTGACGATACGGTGATCACCTACTCCTTCGCACAGAGCACTGGACACCCCGCCTAGCGGATCCAGCGCCTGGTCAGGTCAAAGTCCCCGGTCGATCTGCGAGCGCAGACACCCGTGCGGCGGACGGAACGTCGGTCAACCCATTGGTTTCACGATGAAAGTCTTCCGCCTTTTCACGCTCGTTCTCGCCTTGGCGCTGGCCATCCCGGTCCTGGCGAACATCTCAAGCCAGACCAATCGCGCCGGGCCCTACACCCTGTCGGTGCTGCCGGCGACCGTCTCCGTCGTTTTCCCGTTTCAGCAGGCGTCCGACATCATGGTCCTGAACACGGGCCAGAGCGGCACGAGCATCGACCCGCCGACCGTCCTGACGCTGAACTCCGACTACACGGTCACGGGCGGCGGCTACAATCCGACGACGAACATGCAGTCTGGCAACGTCGTGGTGAACACGGGCGGCGCGCACAATGTCCAGGTGAACGACCGGATCGTGATCATCCGAAACGTGCCGTTCAACCAGTTGACTTCGTTCACGTCCGGGGTGCTGACGGCCGCGGCGATCGAGAAGGCGCTGGATAAGACGGCGACGATCTCGCAGCAGTTGGCGGAAGCCGGGTCGCGAACGCTCCGCTTTCAGCCTGGCGAACTGATCGACGGCACGCTGAGTCGCACGGCGCGCAAGAGCAAGGTGCTCGGGTTCGACAGCAACGGGAACATCTCTTTCTACGCGTTTCAGGCCGGCACGATTCTTCCCCAGTCGATTCAGGGAACGGCGAATCAGGTCCTGGTGAACGGTTCCTTCGGGACGCCGGTCACGGGGGCGGCGACGTTGACGACGCCGCAGGACATCGGGACGACGAGTTCGGTGCAGTTCGGCAAGATGGGCATCAACACGGCCCCGGTCGGGAACACGGATTTGCTGGTCAATCGCGTGCTGCCAGGTGCGACCGCGCAGGCGTCGGTCATCGTGTCGGGGTCGCTCGCACCCCCGCCGGCAACCGATCTGCATCCGAACGCGTTTCGCGATGTGACGAATTTCGTTCCGACGATGGTGGCGGACGCCTACTGCTCGTTCGACGCGCAGTCGAGCATGGGCGGCACGGTCAACCTGAACCACTATCGCGGGTATCAGGCGCGCTTCGGCTACTACGGCAGCGGCACGATTGGCGAGATGTCGGGCTACATGACGGCGAATTTCGGGCCGAACGGTCCGGGCAATGTCACGTTCCTCCGCAGCTTCTACGTCTCGCAGCCGACGATCTCCGGCGGCGCAACCGTAGGCCAGTTTGACGGCATCTACATGGATCAGTTGTCGAATCCGACCGGCAACGTGAACGCGATCTACATCGCCGGCAACAACCGCATTTTCATGGCCGGCGGTCAGATCGTGACTTCCGACCTGCTGACGCCGATCAACACGAACAACCGCGTCGACGTGACGTTCGACCAGACGACGCAACACGGCATCGGCATCCGGAACAAGAACGCGACCGCGACCGGATACATGATCCAGTTCTACAACAACAACCCCACGCAGCAGGGGTCGATCCAGCAGGCGAATTCGACGACTGTGGCGTTCAACACCACGTCGGATGCCAGGCTGAAGACGAATGTCCGGCCGATGCGGGACAGCGGCAAGATCATCGACGCGATGCAGCCGCGGCTGTTCGACTGGCGATGGGGCGGGAAGGACTATCACGGGTTTGTCGCGCAGGAATTGTTCAAGGTCTATCCCGAAGCCGTGTCCAAGGGCGACGCAGGCGACGAGATCAAGGAACCCTGGTCGGTCGACTACTCGAAGCTGACGCCGGTCCTGGTCTCTGAAGTGCAAGACCTTCGTCGCCGGACGCGCAACCTCGAGCTGATCGTCGGGTTCATGGCTTTCTTTGTCGTCACGCAGGCCGGCATTCTCGCTTTCCGTTTCAACCGCAAATCCTCATGAAAAACACGCTTCGTTTCATTTCCGCCCTGGTCCTGATGCTGGGGTTGTCGGCGCTGCCGGCGCACGCGATCATCAAGCAGGTCACGTCCGTCTCCGGCACGGTCTCGACGATCCTGACACCCGGGCCCAACGTCCGCACGGTCATCATCCAGAACAACGGTTCCGGCAATGTCCGGCTGACGATCGATAACGGCTCGATCACGAGTCCGGCCGGCACGAACCCGACGGCGACGACCGGTTACAAGCTGGTGGCTGGCGCGCAGCTGATCATCACCTACCCGGGCGACAAGCGTCCGCCGATCATTCGCGCGATCCTGGAGACGGCGACGACGACCACGCTCGACATCTGCACGGACGACACGGGTTCGACCTAACGCGCGATGAAGGCTTTTCAGAGGGCGGTGATTTGGCTGGCGCTGGCGTTGCTTGCGCCTGGTCTGTTCGGCCAGACGGCCAAGGGAGGGTCGTGGGTGCAGGGTGGACTGGTGACGCCGGCCGGTGTGTCGAGCGCGAGCAAGATCCTGAAGCCTTACATGCCGTTCTTGGGCGGCGGATCGTTCGAGGCCGGAAGCGTCACGTTCCTGGATCCGCGAAACCTGGGCAACATGGCGGCGTGGTATGATTCGAGCGACGCGAATTCGCTGATCTACAACTCGTCGAATCAGGTTGCGCTATGGTCGGACAAGTCGGGCAACAGTGGCACGGGGACGAGTCAGAGCACGGGGCTTTATTTGACGGGAGCAGCGACGGATTACGCGAGTGCGCCGAACGCAGCCGCTTTGCAGATCACGGGCGACATTGATCTCCGGATTTATGGGGCATCGAATTCGTGGGTATCCGCGAATCTTCAGATGTTGATTTCGAAAAATACGTCGGGCGCTGGCCAGTGGGCGTATGACTGCTATGTAAACACATCTGGAAATCTGGTGTTTCGGTATAGTCCAGACGGGACAACCCTGCGGACGGCGACAAGTTCGGTTGCTTTGTCCACGCCCAACAGGACCGCGACATGGATGCGCTGCACATACGCGACGGCGAGCGGAAACGTCATTTTCTATACGAGCGCAGACGGCTCGAACTGGACCCAACTAGGCACGACTCAAGTCGTAACATCGGGAACGATTTTTGCCGGCACGAATTCGCTGTCTATCGGTGCGAACAGTGGTGGCGGACTCAATCTTTTCAGTGGGGCAATTTACCGCGCGCAAATCTACAACGGGATCAATGGCACGCTGGCGTTCGATGCGAATTTCGTCGGCCAGCGCACCAACGCCACGACCTTCACCGAGTCCAGCAGCAATGCCGCCACGGTCACGATCAACGGCACGGCGCTGCTCGGGTGGGTGGATGCGGCGAACGTGCTGTGCTTAGATGGAAATGCGGGAAACTATGCATCAAGCCCGAGCGCAGCCCCGGTAAAAATCACTGGGAGCATAGACCTTAGGGCTGACGCTGCATTGGTTAATTGGGCAACTGGTTCAAATCAGGGGCTTATTTCAAAGGTAGATGGAACAAGTTCATGCTCGTATGACATGTTCATTTCCGCCGCTGGACGGGTTGTTTTTAGATATACTCCTGACGGAACGGTTGCCTCCCTAAGAACGGCAACTTCTTCTGTAAATCCGAGCGTGTCTGCTCTTGGCCGTCTCTCCGTAAGGGCAACGTATAATTCAGCAACCGGAGATGTTACATTTTATACGGCCAGTGATTTTGCTTCATGGGTTCAGCTCGGAACCGTTCAGACGCTAACGGCGGCGGCTATTTTTGATGGAAACAACGCCATAGCTATTGGTGCTGGTTCTGGCGGCGCAGCCCCTAGGACTGCCGGTATTTTTTACCGCGCCCAAATCTACAACGGTATCGCCGGAACGCTGGCCTTTGACGCCAACTTCGCCACCGCCGCCAAGCTCGCCACCAGCTTCACCGAATCCTCCTCCAACGCCGCCACTGTCACGATCAACACCAGCGGAGCGACTGGGGCGCGAATCTCGGGAGCACGGGACTTGTATCAGGGGACGGCGGCTAACCAGCCCATCCTGACCATCGCAGCGGGGGGCAACTACGTGACGTTTGACGGCTCCAACGACTATCTGAAGGCGGCGGCGTTCTCACTGAGCCAGCCGGAGACGGTTTACTTTGTCGGAAGCCAGATTTCTAACACGGTTTCAGATTCACTCATCGATGGGCAGGCGGCCACCTCAACCTTGCGTATAAGCCAGACGGGAACGGGGAGCGAAATCGTTGCGACGGCGGGCACCTCGCTTGGTCCTATTTCTACCGGCCTAAATACCCCCTCTGTTGTAACCGCAGTATTCAACTCAACCTCGTCCTCAATCAGAAACAATAGGGCGGCGGCTACGGTTGGAAATGCCGGAACGGGAACGCCCAACGGCGTCGTTCTTGGCGCACAGACCACCCCCGGCAACTACGCCAACATCACCGCCTCTGAAATCGCGATTTATTCGGTCGCGCATGATGCAAGCACGCAGGACAGCATGGCGATTTACGAGAATATCAAGTGGGTGCTCGGCTTCTGATGATCCTGACCGCAACAGAGCTTCGCGAACGGGTTCCTGGCGCAGTCTGTGCCGATCAGGATTATGCCGTGCCGACATCAGCCTGGTTGCTGAAGGAGTTCTATCCGTGGTTCTGGCAGATGCGGACGGCGATGGGCCTGCGCGTCTACTCGCGGAAGAACGACTGCGACAACTACGCCAGGGCCGCGGCGCAGGCGGCGGAAGACTGCCATTCGCTGACCGCCGGCGGTCCCGTGGCCGAAGGGCTGTCCGTCGGGGAATTCTTCTATCGCAAGGACAGCGGCGAGGGTCACGCGATTTGCGTGGCGATTGTCGACGACGGCCGCCGCATGTTTTTCGAACCGCAGTCCGGGGCTGAACTGCAACTGAGCAACCAGGAGATCGCATCATGCTATTTCGCACGCTTCTGATCGTGGTCGTGTTGGCCGTCGCCGGCTGTGCGTCGAACCCGATCACCATTCCGCAACCCCCACCGGTCAAATACGCGCCATGAACCTCGAGCTCGCATCCGATGTCTTCCCCTTCGTCTGGCCGCTGATCGTCCTGCTGATCCTGCTGATCATCATCCGGAAGATCGAGAGCACGATCAATCCCATCGTCGTCAACGTGGTGAACGGCCTAGCGAACCAGGCGGGCAGCAATGCGCTGACCTATGGGCTGATGATCGGCTACGGTCTCAGCGCGAGCCTTCAATCGCTCGCCGAACAGGCGACGATCCTGCATTGGGTGACCTTGGCGGCGATGGCCAAGGTCATTAACCCGTGCATCGTGGCGATGCTGGCGTTCGCGGCGAAGAACGACCTGGGCATTGCGCGCAAGCTTCCGCCGGCAAATAAGGCTGGCGAGACGACTCCTCCCTTCCAAAATCCGAACCCATGAATACCCGAATCCTGATTAGCATTATCGCGCTGGCGTTCTTCGCTGGTTGCACGTCCGTTCCCGTGGATCCCACCCCGAAGCAGCAGGTGATCGCAAACGCGGTCGAGGACACGATGGCCATCGGCCTGGTCCCGGTTCTGACGAAGAATCGGGCCTACATTCCATCCGCGGCGGCCGTGGCCGGGACGCTCGGTTCGTTCACGGGCGACACGATTTCGCCGGCCGATGTCGACGCCGTTTTGGCGAGGTGCGGGGTCACGGGCGAGGATGCCGCGGTGATCGCCGGCATGGTGAACGCGGCCTGGGAAACCTACACCCTGCGCTATTCGCAGCAGGTGAACGCCAGCGTCAGGCCAGACGTGAAGCTCTTCCTGTCCGCAATTTCGAACGGCATTCGGCGAGCGATCGCTGCCGTGCCGAAGCCGGCTGCATAATTTCGCGATGCTTTCGACGATCAACGTCCTCCTGAACCTGTCGCCGCTGGCGGCGGTCATTCTCGCGCAGGTCGATGGCGTGGCTGCAGCTGCGCCGTCGCTCTATTCGTATGGGCCGCTCGGAATTATGTGCGGCTGGTTCATGCTGCGCGGGGAGGCGCTGATCAAGGAAGTCCGGAGCTACGGGCACAAGATCGACGGACTGCGGCTGGCGCTCCTGGCGTCGGCCGCGGCGTCGGACAGCGCAGGGCCAAACCTGCGCAAGATGTGCGAGGAAGAGATCACCAGGATCAACGCAAAGGGGGAAAAATGATCGGCGAACTGATCAGCAACGGCCTGGGTTTCCTGAAGGAGTTGTTCGGGTGGAAGCGCGAGGAAGCGAACCGCCAGAACACTCCGGAGATGCAGGCGAACGCGAAGTCCGGCCAGGATGCGCAGGTTGTCGACGACGCGCGTAAGACCGTGGCCAAGGGCGACGCAGACGACATCCGGAGGGGCCTGTCATGAAGACCAGCTGGGAAAGGCAGGAAGAGAAGTCGCGGCGCGACGCGGTGCTGCTGAAGTGGGCGTTTGGCCTGTTCTTTGCGGCCATCGTCCTGATCATCGTGTTTTTCGCCGTCGGCTGCTCGAGCCCGGTCATCCCGGGGCGGGTCGAGTCGACCGCGGTGGCCTACGAGGGCAACCAGCAGAACGCCGGGGTGCTGGCGGTCACGGACCAGGGCGCGGTCCTGACGGAGCACAAGAAGGCCGAATACGACGCGCTGGTTGCGCGCTACGGCCGCGGCACGCCGGACTACCCGATCAACCCGCCAGTCGACCCCAGGGCGGGCCTGGCACGCGTTTCCGGGGCGTCCGCGGGCTTTCCAGACCAGGGCTGGGTGTGGCGCATGGATCGCGAGCATCTGACCTGGTTCCTGACCTTTCGGGAGTGGCAGCGCGCCGGACGGCCATCCCGGTAAACGACGAGGCCCGGCGGGTCGTGACCGCCGGGCCCCTGAAGGTTAACGCCTGATCAGTTTGCCGCGGGATTGCCGCAGCGCGCCAGTGCTCTTGCCCGGGAAACTGGGGCGGTTGCCCCGTTCTGTCAAGAATCGGCTTGAAAGCGGGTCAGGGATATGCGGGATTTACCCCATCCCGGCAGCCTAAGCGGCCAGGCCGGGTCTTAACCTGACAGCAGATACAACATGGAAAATGCAATTGTGCCGGTCGCTCCGGCTGAACTGATGCGCCTGGCGACGGATGTTTCCGGGCTTTGTAGGGACATCGTGGTGAAGACCGCGGTCGACATCCAGGGCCGGAAATACGTGAAGGTCGAGGGCTGGATGGCCATCGCGACGGCGCACGGCTGTTCGGCTGGTGCGGCCGAAGTGAAGCAGGATGAGCGCGGCACGAGCGCCATCGGCGAGATTCGCCGGATCAGCGATGGCACGCTGATCGCGCGCGCGGAGGGTTTCGTCGGCGTCGACGAGCCGACTTGGTATGGCGGCGAAGTCGAGAAGTGGCGCGACGGCAAGAAGGAGATCAAGACCATGCCGCGCCGGCCCGACTACGCGATTCGGGCGATGGCGCAGACGCGCGCGATCAGCCGCGCGTGCCGTTCGGCGTTCGCGCATGTCGTGGTGATGATGGATTCGGGTCTGTCGACCACGCCGGCCGAAGAAGTTCCGCATGGCGGATTCGACAACGACCAGGACCAGCAGCGTCCGCCTCAGTCCGGCCAGCAGTCGCAGACGCAGGGCCAGACGCAGCAGCAGAAGACGGTCGAGGTTCCCCGCGATGAGAACGGCGACTGGACGCTGCCGAAGGGCGTCAAGTGGCAGGACGTGAAGGTCCATTTCGGCAAGAACAAGGGCATCCCGCTCGGCAAACTCGAAGACCGCAGCATCGAGTGGTATCTGACGAAGTGGGAACCGAAGCCCTACGGCCAGAACACGGACATCTCGCACGACGACAAGATGCTGCTCGCCGCGGTCAACGCGTTGGCCGCGGAAGCCGACGCGCACGCCGGGAACTCGCACTAATTTCGTCCGCATAGGACGACGAACCCAAACCACCCAAACAACGCCGCCGGCTGCGTAGAAGGCCGGCTTTTTCTTAACCTGAATCCTACCATGAAACTGAATCGCATCCGGGCCACTGGCCTACAGAACGGGGACTTTGATTATCAACTGTCTCCCTTCGCCGTGTTCATCGGCGACAACGAATCCGGAAAGACGCGCGTGCTGAATGCCGCGACCGTCCTTCTCCTCGGCTACGTGCCGAAGCTCGGCAAGCAGCCGAAGGCGACCTTCAAGCTTTCGAATGGCGTCGAGATGACGATCGAGGGCTGGCTGGACGACGGCCGCAAGATCTCGCGTCGGTTCTGGCTGGCCGGGAGCACGGTGAAGAGCGAATCCGACGTGCCCGAAGAGATCGCGAAATACGACGGCATGGCGACGATGCTCGACGCGAACGAATACTTCGCGCTGACCGACACGCCGCGGATGCAATACATCGCGTCGCATTGCGCGGTGAGCACGAAGCTCAACCGGCTGGGGATCATCGACCGTCTGAAGGCGAAGATCGAAGACGGGGCGGAAGAGATCGACAGTCTGAACGGCAGCGTGATCGGCCGGGAGGACCCGGTGTCCGCCTGGATCGAACTGTTCATTACCCGCGTGGCCGACGAGTGGAAGCTGACGAAGGCGTCGGCGCAGCGCGCGGAGAAGACGATCCAGCAGCTGACGGACATGCGGCTGAAGGACGAGCCGACGACGCCGTTGTCCGCCCTGGAGTCGAAGCGCGCCGGCCTGCTGGCCGAACTCGCGCAGTTGAACGAGAAGAAGGGCGGGGTCATCGGCAAGTTCTCGCAGATGAAGAACGACGCGCAGCGCCGGGCGTCGATCAACCGCGAACTGGCGAGCGGCGAGAAGACGCGGGCGGCGCTGGTCGACGCGCGGCAGCAGCTGGCGACCTTGGCCGAACAGATTGCGGCCGAAGAGCCGGTCACGGACGACATGATCCGGGCCGCGTCGGACAAGCTCGAAGAACTGTCGCATCAGCGGATTGAGGCGACCAGGCTGAAGGACGAGGCGAAGAAGCGCCGGGACCTGCTCGAAAAGCAGTTGTCCGAACTGGATGGCCGCGACGAATGCCCCTATTGCGGGGCGAAGGGCGATGGCTGGAAGGCGTTCAAGGCTGCCGAACTGGCGACGGAGATCGACACAGCGAAGGCCGAAGAAGAGAAGCAGGCGGCGCTCGTGCCCGAACTCCTGAAGCAGGTGAACGCCGCGCGCGACGCGCAACTCGTGAAGTTGCAGCAGCAGCGTAATCAGGGCGACATGCGGGTGCAGAAGTCGCAGATGGAGACGAAGGTCGCGCAACTCGAAGGGCAGGTCCGTCAACTCGACGCGCTGCTCGCCGAACAGGGCCGGCTGATGGCCGACGATCCGCAGGTGACGACGCAGGTCGAACTGATCCAGACGGAGATCAACGTGAAGAACGGGGACATCCGGGAAGTCGACCAGGAGATCACGCGGGTCAACGGCCGGGCGTTCGAACTGAAGCGGCTGGCCGATGCCGAAAAGGAACGGGACGACGCCAAGGTGAAGGCGAAGATCCAGGAACAGGTCGGCAAGGAACTGCGCGTCATTCAGTCGGAGATGGTGGCCGACGCGTTCAAGCCGCTGCTCGAAACCGCGAACCGGATCTTCGGGCCGTTGTTCCGGACGCCGCTGGCCTATCACGACGGCACAATCGGCACTTGGCGCGACGGCGTGTGGGTGTCGCATGTGACCTTCAGCGGGTCGCAGCAACTGATGACCTACTGCGCGATCCAGGCGGCGCTGTCGGCATCCTCGCCGATCAAGCTCTTCCTGACGGACGAGTTGAAGGACATCCACAGCAGCCGGCTGTCCCTGTTCATCGACTGCGTGAAGAAGGCGATCGAGCGCGGGGAAATCGATTCGGTTCTGGCGGCGGAACCGGAGCGCGGAGAAATCTATCGCGCGCACGCCGATTCGGTCTTGCAGGTCGTCGAAGTCTAATCGTAGCGTCCGGATGCGGGTCGATTACGTCGGCCCGCATCCTCCTCCTTACTCTTACCATGAATCCGACAACATCGCAGCGTCAGGCGATTGATTCCGACGCAAAGAACATCCTCGTCGTGGCCGGGCCTGGCAGCGGCAAAACGGCGACGACCGTCGCGCGAATCCAGCGACTGATAGAAATGCAGGTCAATCCGCGCGCGATTGTCGCGCTGACGTTCACGAATGCCGCGGCCGACGAACTTCGCAAGCGGCTGAGTTATATCCCGCGGGGAAGCACGACGGTAGTGGATCCGCCGCTCGGTTATTGCGGCACGCTGCACGGGTTTGCGCTGAAGATGCTGAAGCAGCATGGCACGGGCATCGGCTTCGGCAACCGGACGGCGCTGATCGGCGAGGAAGCCGTCGCCGACTTGATTGAGGCGAAGGCCAAGCAACTCGGCTGCAAGAAGCCGCTGAAGCGCCTGCTGGAATTGAAGGCGGAAATGTATCCGTCCGGGTTCGAGGGCGGTCGTCTGTCGGACGAGGCGCGGGTGATCGCGTCCTATTACGCTGACTTGCGGGAGGGCGGGATGGTCGATTTCGACACGATCCTGTCCGAGTTCCTTCGCATGGTGAAGGAATACGGGTCGCTGCGGCAGCCGTTCGTCTGGCCGTTCACGCATTTGTTCGTCGATGAAGTCCAGGATTCGGCCGCAATCGACTGGGACATCTATTGGTCGTTGCCGATGATGCAGCGGTTCTTCGTCGGTGATCAGGATCAGTCGATCTATGCCTTCCGGGGTGGCCGGCCGGACCTGATGAAGCTCCGGGATGACGGCGAGATCATCATGCTCGAAGAGAATTTCCGGTCGCGGGTTGAAATCTGCACGGCCGCGCAACGGCTGATTGATCACACGTCGGGCGCGCGGTATCCGAAGGCGACGATCAGCATGCGGGGCACGGGTGGCCTGGTCCTGCGTGTCCCGGCCGAAGGGAATTCCGGGGCGGAAGCTGCGGAGATCTCGCGCATCGTGCGCGCGGAGTCGGCCATCGGTGCGTCGTGGAACGAGATCGCGGTGCTGGCGCGGACGAACCTGATCTGCGCGGAGATTCGCGACCAGTTGAAGGCCGAAGGCGTCCCGGTGGCGGAAGGCGCGAAGTCCGGGCTGCCGAAGGATTGGGCGCTGGCGAAGGCGCTGGTCGAGTGGGCAGCAAATCCGCTGAACGACACGCTGGGGTATTTCTTTCTGCTGGCGCAGCGTCGCCAGATGGGCAACCCGGAGAAGATTGCGCGGCAAATCGTGAACGAAATCCAGCGCAGTGCCCGGTCTAAGATGCAGACCCTGCATCGGGCGACTGGCGCGCTGCTGATGGATCGCTATTACGTCGGCGATGTCGGAATCCTCCTGTCCGATCATCAGATTTCAACTGAAACCCGGATGCGGGTTGTCGGCCTGATGCGGCTGTTGCCGGTCGACGCCGACCTGCTTCAGTTGGCGCTGGCCATGACGCAGGATCATGGGACATCGGTGCCGGCGGAAACCGGGGTCACGGTCACGACGATGCACGGCGCGAAGGGTCGCGAGTGGGATGTCGTGATCCTGGCCGGGTTCGAAGAAGAGGAAATGGTCAGCCGGTCGAACGTCGACCCGTCGTCGGAAGTGGTCGACGAGGCGCGGCGACTGGCCTACGTCGCTGTGACCAGGGCGCGCCATCGGCTCTTTATCACTCATTCTCGAATGCGGAAGACCAGTTGGGGCGCGATTGAACTGCATCGGCCGTGTCGGTTTTTGGAGGAGATGGAAGGCCTGGGATGGGGCGGATATTGAGCTGCTGCAAAAGGCTCGAATGAAGTATTCACTCGAACAGGGGAAAAAAGCGGGGAAATCCGGCAGTCATGTCAGTGCGGCCGCGCTTGCTGGCAAGTATGACACTCGCGCAGTTGCTAGTGTCGCGTTTCAGGAATTCAGTGAAGCCTGGGCGCGGGAGGCGTTACGCGTGCTTAAACCAGGCGGTCATCTTGTCAGTTTTGCGTCGACGCGGACTTATCATCGCATGGTCGTCGGCATCGAAGACGCCGGTTTTGAGATTCGCGATCAGCTGGCTTGGACGTTTGGCAGTGGATTTCCGAAGTCGCTGAATCTCGAGGGTGACCGTGAAGGCTGGGGCACGGCGCTGAAACCGGCCTGGGAGCCGATCGTGCTGGCGCGTAAGCCGCTGGATGGGACGGTGGCCGAGAACGTCGCGAAGTGGGGCACGGGCGCGCTGAACATCGATGGCTGTCGTATTGAAGGCGAGAAGGGCAGCGGTAACTGGAAGGGTGTTGGCGGAACGGCCGGCAAACTTTACGAGGGAGGTTTTTCTAAAAAGTCGGCGAGCTCGCAGAACGCAAAGGGTCGTTGGCCGGCGAATCTCTGCCATGACGGCAGTGAAGAAGTAATATGCGGTTTTCCGGAGAGTGATGGGCAGCAGGGCGATCTGGTTGGACACTCCAAAGACCGGAAGACGAAGACGTGTTACGGAGACATGGGCGCCGCGCGCGATGCGATCGCGCGCAATGATTCGGGTAGTGCGGCGCGGTTTTTCTATTGTGCGAAGGCGAGTGCGGTAGATCGGGAGGAAGGGCTAGAGGCGTTCGACGTTCAAGTCGTTGCTCGCTCGAATGGCGCGCAAGGCGAGCAGGGTCGGGAGGAAGAAGAGTATGGCGAAAAAACGGACATCGGTCTGAATAAGATCAATCGGCGTCGGAATATTCATCCGACGGTCAAGCCGACGAAGCTGATGCGGTGGCTCGTTCGTCTTGTCACGCCGCCAGGCGGTCGCGTTCTTGATCCGTTTAACGGGTCGGGATCGACGGGAAAGGCGTGTATGCTTGAGGGGTTTCATTACATGGGAATCGACGTGGATACGGAGGGGGAATATCTGCCAATAGCCAAGGCGAGGATTGTTTACGCGTTGGCGCATCGTGATAGATGGGAGCAGATTCACGGGGCATCTACGTCGGTCGCTGATGTTCCTGGTCAAACTTCATTTCTATGACGCACGGTGTTCAAATCCTTCAGGCGCTTCGGGCAGAGATGGCGTTTCTCGGGCGCAAGCCGTCGGACATCGAGTCGGCCGCGGTGATTGACGAATATCTGGCAAGAAACGGCGTGAAGATGAAGCGGATCCGGAAGAACGCGCCGAAGCCGCGGGCGCGTTGCGCGATTTTCGACCTGCTGGCGGCGCTGGAAGGCGTGACGGACACGAAGCAGCTGACCAGGCACGGCGGTTCGAAGATTGCCGGGGCGAAGAAGCAGATCCTGGACGTGATGCAGGCGGTCAACCCGGAGGTCACGACGGACCAGGTGATCGCGGAAATCCGCCTGCGGTGGGACCGCTGGTGTCGGAAGCATCCGGACAAGAAGGTGCAGACGGTCATGGCGCTGGTTTCTCACTGGGCGGAACTCGGCGGCGGTCCGAAGACGAAGGCCGCGGCGATGGACATTTATCAGATCCCGGATGGGGACTGGCTCGCCGACCTGTGCGTCGTGATGAAATGCACGCGGGAAGCCGCGCAGGGACGCGAATGGCTGGATTTTTCACCTGACACGCGGAAGAGCATCCTGGAGTATCGGGCAAAGAAATCATGACCATGCACATCATTTCCCTCGGGGCTGGCGTTCAAAGTTCGACGGTCGCGCTGATGGCGGCGGCCGGGCAGATCATGCCGATGCCGACGGCCTCGATCTTTTCCGACACGCAGGCCGAACCGAAGTCGGTCTACACATGGCTGGACTGGCTCGTCCAGCAGCTACCGTTTCAGACGTTTCGTGTGACTTCCGGCAGCCTGACGAAGGCCAGCCTGGAAGTGAAAAAGAACCGGAAGACCGGGAAGCCGTATTATTCGAACCTGATCCCGGCTTTCATCGAAAATCCGGACGGCACGAAGGGCATCGTCGGGCGGCACTGCACGAAGAATCACAAACTGGATCCGCTGATGAAGCAGGTCCGTCTGCTGATCGGAAAGCCTGCGTTTCTCGCCTGGCGGCGGAAATACAAGGCGGAATTGGCGGTGTGGCGGGCGTTCAAGAAGGAAGACGCGCGGGTAAAGAAGCTGAACAAAAAAGCTGGGTGGGATAAATTCCCGCGGCCTCCTTTCCCGTCCGCTGAATGGAAGAAGATGCAGGCCGATCCGCTGGTCGTGCAGTGGATCGGGATCTCTCTGGACGAAGTGAGCCGGATGAAGCCGTCGCGCGAACCTTGGTGCGTCCATCGGTTTCCGCTGATCGAGATGGAAATGACCAGGCACGACTGCATTCTCTGGATGCAGCGCGCGAAGTTCCCCGAACCCCCGCGGTCGGCCTGCACCTATTGCCCGTTTCATTCCGATCACGAGTGGCGGCGGCTGAAGGAGGAAGAGCCGGCGGCGTTTGCTGAAGCGGTCAAGTTCGAACGTGACCTGCAAAACCTGCACGCCGGCTTTCCGATGAACGGCCGGATCAAGGGCATCCCGTTCCTTCACGACTCGCTGAAGCCGCTCGACAAGGTGGATTTCAGCCTGGACGAGCGGCAGGGGTCGCTGAAGTTCGTCAACGAGTGCGAAGGCATGTGCGGCGTATGAAAAACAGCGGCATATCCAGAGGGGCGATAAATCCGAGGTATCACGCGCAGATCGCGGCGGCGCTGGGCGAAAAGCCGGCGGGCGCGAAGCCGATGATCCGCCAGGATCGCGCCGGGCTGAACAAGACGGAAGCGGCATTCCTGGAGTATTTGAAGGAGCGGTTTCCTCATGTCGATGTGCTGTCGCAAGGGATCACGCTGAAGCTCGGGAATGGCACACGCTACACTCCGGATTTCTTCGTCTCGACGGATGCGACGAACGAGCACGCTCTGCCGGTTTGCCAGTGCCAGGCTTGGGAGGTCAAAGGCTTCATGCGCGACGACGCGAACGTGAAGTTGAAGGTTGCCGCGGCGAAGTTCAGCTGGATCACGTTCTATCTGGTCCGCCGGCAGGGGAAGACCGGCGGCTGGAACATTCAGCGCATCCTGCCATGAGCCATTTCACGATCTTCTGCTGTCCGATCTGCTCCGTGCTGAAGCCGCGGGCCTCGATCATGGACGATCATCCGGGCTTTGCCTCGGGGCCTTGGCGTCGGGTCGGGCCGCGGTCGAAGAAGGTCTTCTTTTCCCGGTCGGCCGGCTGCTCGCATGGCCCGGCAGTTCCCGAACTGGCCGAAGACGATCAGGCTTTCCACACCTGGAACGAGTGGGCCCGGGCGGAAGCCGAAGTCCGGGCGAAGAAGCTCGAGCTGACGCCGCGGCGGCGAGTGCTGTTTTTTTACCTGCTGGGCATGGTCGAGATGAACGACGTGCTGGCCGTGCCTGACGATCCGCCGGTCCCGGTTCCGCCAGCTGGCGCGCCGGATCCGTTCAAGCCGATGGTCGACCTGGAAGACCGGAAGCGTCTTCTGCCTGTGGGCAACGCAGTGCCGGCGGTCGACGCGATGCAGGGCGTCGCTCGGCAGATCAAAGACCCTCTTTCTTAACCCTACCATGAGCACACAGAAAAAACCGAAGCGTCCGTTCAAAGAAATCGACCGCCTGGTCAACGAGAACATCCGGCTGGCCTACTTCTTCGCGCGAAAATGGGCCTGGCGCATGGGCGAGAACGAGGCGCTGAGTCTCGCGCTCGACGGGCTGCTGATCGCCGCGCAGACCTGGGAGTCCGAGGGCGGGCCGTTCGGGACGTGGGCCGGCAACCGGATCAAGTGGCGGTTTTCCCTGGAGTTGCAGCGGCAGAAGGCGGTGAAGCGTGGCGGACCAGGCGCGTCCGATCTGCGGAAGCCGGCCGTGCATGTCTTTCTCGACTCGCCGGTCAACTTTGAGAGCGACATGACCTTGGGCGATGTCATCCCGGACGACCGGGCTCGCGCGCCAGGCGAGGAAATCCGGGAATCGGAGCGGATCGGCGGGAACGACGCCGAAGTCCGCCGGCTGCTCGGGCTGCTGAACAAGCGCGACGCGGAGATCATGCGGCTGCGCTACGGCCTGCACGGGCGGAAGCCGCACATCCTGGAGGAAATCGCGAAGAAATACGGGCTGACGCGCGAACGCGTGCGGCAGATCGAGTCCGGCGCGCTCCGGAAGTTCTGGCGGGACAAGCGCCGGAAGAAGCTCGTGCCGGTGTCGGTGGCTGATTTTCAGGCCGTGGCATGACTCCGCAGGAAGCAGGCGACATGCTGGACTGGATCGCGCGGCGGCCGGCGCGCGTCCATCGGTATCGCCTGGAAGGTGGCACGCGGCGGCGGTTCGACTGCATCCGCTGCAAATGCGCGACAGAGGCGGAAAGCCCGGAGCAGGCGGGCGCGAATCTGACGGAGTTCGGCGAGATCAACATTCACGCGGCGCTTTGCTACGGCGAGCACTGCCTGGTCGAGACGGGCATCCTGATGCCGCCGTCCGACTTCTCCTGATCGGACCTGGGTGAGTTTAGCATTTGCGGTTCGGGTCTCAGTGCGTCCCGACACGTCCCCCGGTGTGGGAGACGTGTAGTTGGGAGAGAATCGCACTCACGGACTGGGAAGTTGCGTTGCCCTTCAGTCTTCCCCGCTCGGCTGGCCCACAGGCACACGGTTGAAATGGAAGACTGCACGATACGGCCGAAGCCGCGCAGATTTATCCCCGGTTGGAGTTGAGGCGTCGACACGCTCCGGGGGACCGATCAAACAAATTCGTTGCGCTCTGTTCCCTGCACGGGCGGCGTCGAAGGTTCCGTTTGTTATCCGAGTCTACGGGGGCTCGGTCCTGCCAAGGACATCCGCAATCAGGTGAACACCTACCTTTAGGGCAAGGAAAACCTGATGTTCCCCTCGGGGAAAAAGAAAACCCGCCGATCCTTGGCAGGAAAAATTCGGCGGGTTTTCGAAAGTGGCCTTATGCACAGGGGGCACACTCTCCTCGACGGAAAAACTTGCTTAATGGGGTGACTCCCGCAAGAAGAAATAATCACCTTAATCTGATCCTTACGAATGAAGACGATGACTGCACGTTTGCGCTGGCGCATGTATTGGCGCGCGCTACGGATTGCCCAAAAGGCTGCCTGGCAGGTCGCGCACGACGCGGCGCTCTACGGCGTTGGCGCGGTGCAGTTCTGTCCGGATGGCACGGTTCGGCGCATTGATCCGACGAAGATCCTGGTGAACGACAGCCTTTCGCCGGACGGCCGGCACGAACCCAAACCACAATAAAAATATGGCCGCTAAAGCCCAACCGAAGATCGTCGTCGCGGGGAAATCCTACGACTTCGACAAACTCGAAGATGTCGCCCAATTACAGGCGATTCTTCTGCCCGATAACTGGCCGATCGCCAAGCGCGACGGTGTTCGCCTGTTCCTGAACCTGAAGGAAATGGCGACGCAGGAATTCCAGCGCCACTTCGCGCACAACTTCAGCAAGGTCGTGAAGACCGCCCTGGAGCAGTCGAAGGAAGGCGAGGATGCGGTCGTCAACCTCGGGTTCTCGTTCGAGGTCAACCTGTCGGCGCTGACGGTCGCGGCGCTGGGCAAGACGAAGATGTCCTTCGCCCACAAGTATTCGACGGAGGGCAAGCCGAAGTCGCACGACATCAATCAGGGCGACTTCTACGCCGACATGGGCGCGGCGCTCGACACGGCCGCGCTCGACGCGGAGATGCAGCCGGAGGAAAAGCCCGAAGAAGAAAAGTCGGACAAGAAGGACGAGAAGTCCGAAGAGCCGACGGCCGGTGAAGAGCAGGGCCACAAGAAGCCGAAGAAGCGTCCGGGTAAGAAGTAAGTTCAATCCCCGCGGGCCGGCGGGTTATCCGGTCCATCTATTTCATGACCGCACAAGACATCGCCGAAGAGGCATCCATCCTTCTGCGCCGGACGATCGAGACGATCATCGACCATCCGCGCGACCTGAACATCGACTACCGTCTGTTGCATGGCCGCGTCGATTTCATCGTGCTGCCGAACATCAACGACCAGGGCAAGGTCGTCGGCAAGATGGGGGCGCACATCAAGGCGCTGAAGCTGCTGATGTCGTTGCTTGGCGAGCGGCAGGGCGTGCAGTTCGTGCTGCGCCTGGAAGAGGACACGGAAGGCACGCGGTTGCCGGATCCGGTCCGCAAACCCGCGCAGCCGACCTACAGCTGCTCGGCGCACAAGCAACTGCTGTCCGACATCCTGAAGGCGATCCTGGACGAAGCGCCGTCGGTCACGGTCGAACGCGATTTGACGGGCGGGTCGGTGCTCTACGTCTTCCGGATCGAAGCGCAGCGCGTGCAGGATTACGAGCGGCTGGTCGTGCCGGGCGAAGATCAGGACGGCCAGACGGTGATCAGCGCGCTGGGCACACTCTTCCGGGCCGCTGGCCTGCGGGATGGCGTCGGCTTTAAGTTGGAGATTCCCAGCCGATGATCCGCGGGTCTTTATCCGTTGCGAAGCTCGAGGCCGACGGATGGCCGATCTTCTCGCACGTCCATGACCTTTGCGAGCGGGAGGCGGCGCTGCCGTTCGCGCTGAAGCACATGCGGGAGAACGGCGAGCAGGCCGTGTTCTTCATCCGCCAGGATGGCGCGCACGAAGTTTGGGACCGCGGGCAGTTGGAGAAATGGGCGGCGGGTCGGCCTGGTCTATGACGACGCAGATCGACGAGCCGGCGACGGAGAAGGCGATCATCCGGTCGCTGATGTCGCGGCGCTTTCCGAAGCACTTCTGCCTGCCGAATTACAGTCCTTGGCAGTGGTGGGAGTGCGATCTGTTCACGATCACGCCGGCCGGCTACTGGTGGGAGTTCGAAGTGAAGTTGAGCCTGGCAGACTTTCGAGCCGACGCGAAGAAGACGCAGCAAGTGCCGGGCACGGCCTGGGAGTTCGGGAAATCGCGGCCGATGGAGATGAAGCACGACGTGCTGGCGGCGAGCGGTCGAGGGCCCGCGCGCTTTCACTACGTCGCGCCGGTCGGCGTGATCCCGGTCGAGATGGTGCCGGCGTGGGCCGGGCTGATCGAACTCAACCAGGTGGGGAAGGCGTATTACGAGCGGGTGGTTGTCGAGGCCCCGGTCCGCCACAAGAACAAGGTCGACGACTCCGTTCGCCGGCAGGCGCTGGAAACCTGCTACTGGCGGATGCATCGGATGCTATGAATCCAGGTCAGGAAGATCTTTTCGGTGAACCGATCACGAGTCCGGAACCCGTGGCGAACTCGACGAAGCGAAAGAAGACGCAGCCGAAAGGCTACGCTGCCCCGCCTGGGACCGGGCCGAAGGGCGAGACGTGCAAGACCTGCGAGCACTATTGTCGGATCAGGTATGCGAAAACGTATCTGAAATGCGCGAAGGTGCGCGCGCGTTGGACGAATGGGCCCGGGACGGACATCCTCGCGAAGTCGCCGGCCTGCGCCTACTGGGAGAAGGCAAAGAAATGAGCGCGATGGACCGGCCGGATCCGGCCGAATTCTACGACACGGCGCTGCGGTTCCTCGTCCCCAGTGAGTCGGATCCGCATGTCAAATACATGGTCGAACTCGACAGTTACGCCGGGAATGGCGAATGCGACTGTCCGAATTTCAACTTTCCGCCGAAGGGAATGGAGTTCTCTAAGCGGGATCTCTGTGCCAGGCGGGTCACGCCGGAGCAGGCGCTGGCAGCCGGCTGGGTGAAGCTGCCGAAGTCGGGCAAGATCGCCGACGCGCTCCGCTGCAAGCACATCGTCAACGGCCGCGATGAACTCGCGACGGGCACGATCCGGGTTTTATCACTCCATGCAAAGAAGAACCTACCTAAAACGCAGCAGTAAGCCGTTACGCAGGACCAGGCTGGCGCGGATCAGTCCGAAGCGCCGGAAGCAGCGGGCGGTGTATCGCGATGTCCGGCTCGATCATCTGCGGGATCATCCGCTCTGCCAGCTGACGATTGCGTATCATCGGTTTGACGAGCGGGAAGTGCTGGCGGCGCTCGAAGGTGCCGGCGGCCGGGATCGGTGGGCCGATGTTCATGGTGGCCGGTTTCAGTTCCGGGGCATCAGCATCCCTTTCGCGACGGAAATCCATCATCGGAACAAGTGCGACGGCGAGCGGCTGACGGATCCGCGGTGGTTCGCCTCGTCGACCAGGCGGCTGCATGACTGGGTAGAGGATCACAAGGACCAGGCGCGCCAGGAAGGCTTCCTGCTGCCGTTGGAGGCGGACAAGGACGGCCGGCTGCCCGATGGGTCGCAATGCCTGACGACGGACGAATGGATTCGCGCGCGGGCGCGAAAATAGATTTGACGAAGGTAGGTGGTTCCCCCATCAGTGTTCTCAAGCGGTCAATCCTGATCGTGAGTCCACCCTACTCTGAACATGAATGCTATCACCTCGTTTGATAAGAAGTCTGCGAACCTGCTCGGCGATGAAGCCATCGCTCTTTTGAAGATCCTGGAATCGAAATACGGCGTCAAAATCCGTCCCGCTGGCGGCACGTTCGCCGAAGACAAATTCACGATGAAGGTGGAAATCCGCCTCGTCGGCGAAGGCGCGGAGAAGGCGGCGTTCGACGCGAACTGCGCGCTGTTTCACTGCAAGCCGGAAGACTACGGTCGCATCGGCATCATCAACGGTCAGAAGATCAAACTCGTCGGGTTCGAACTGAAGCGTTCGAAGTTCCCCATCCGCGGCCTCGGTTTGGACACGAACAAGGTCATGCTCTACACGGAAGACGCGCTGTGGAAGAACTGGAAGGTCGAAGGCGCGATGCGCTTTCACGCGATTGAGACGGGCACGCCGGAGCAGCGCCAGCAGGCGCAGGACGCGGAGATGAAGGCGGTCGGTTTCACGCATCGCGTCAACGGGTGGGTGCATCCGGAGGCGGGCGGCTCGGACTATCCGGTCGAGCAGTATTTCAAGGCCAAGCCGACGGACAAGGAAGTCGCGTCGCTGTTCGCCCGGTCCTGCGTGAAGGATGACTTCAAGATCACCGTGCTCTGACATGAAACTCTCGAAGAAATTCACCCCGGCGACGCGCTACACGGTCACGCTGACCCATTGCGCGAATTGCGACATCGGCGGCGGGTATTGGCAGCCCCCGGTCGACCCGAAGAACAAACTCGTCTGCGTTTCGTCCTTGGAGGAAGCGCAGACGGTGTTCGAGGCGTGGCGTGACCGGAACGGGCTTGGCGGCGGGAACATGGCGCGCGACTGCGGCGATGTTCGCGACGGTGAGCAGCAGGGCAAGGTCATCGCGCGCTTCAGTTACAACGGCCGTTGCTGGACGCCGTTCGAATACGGTCATCCGGAGCACAAGGAAATCGACGTTCGGACCGGCAAGGTCATGGACGACCGGACGACGCTCGAACAGCGCATCGCGAAGGAGTCGGGCATCGAAGACAGCGGCACGATGGAACGGATGTTCGCGGAAAACCCGGACGCTGCCTTCTGATGGAGTCGAACGATAAAGTCACGGTTGCGCGTTTCAGCAGCCCGCTGGCGCGCGACCTTTTTGCGATGGGGGCGGAGTTCATGCGAGACATGGCTTCGCCCCCGATGTCCGAAGCCGACGCTGGCCGTTCGCGGCGCGCGGCCGAAGCGGACGAGATTTTTACGGAAGGTCACGTTCACCGGAATACGAGGATTCAGCGCCATGAGTAACGATAAGGAGGCGGCGCTGCTGATTCATTTGGAGGTCGAACAGGCGTGCAAGAAGCAGGGCCTTCCGTTCGTCCTGATCATCGGCTTGCCGGACACGGAAGCGGGGTCGGTGCGGTCGTCCTACGGGCTTATTCATGAGCAGGCGAACCGCGACTTCATGACGGCGCAATTTCTGGATTACATGCACAAGATTTCGCAACCAGGCTTTAAGCCGAAGGACAGATGATCGACGCGTTCCCGACATTTCTGGCCGTGATCGGCATCGGCTGCGTGATCGTGATTGCGGCGTGTATCGTCTACATCCTGGAACAGGGCGAAAAATGAGCACGCAGCACGTCAGCAAGATCGACGACTCGTTCCTGCGCGCCTGCCTGCTGAAGGTGGCATTCCATCCGGAGCAGTTGCGGCGGTGTCAGGCTATGATCATGTATGCGGCCCTGGAGGGCGGCGAATTCACGGCCGACGAATGTCTGCCAGGAGAAGCGACGACGAAGGATGGCGGCGAGCAGGATCCGAAGATCGCGGGCATCGCGTTCGGGTCGCTGGCGTCGATGAAGATCATCACCTGGGTCGACCGGAAGAAGGCCGAGCGCGCCAGCCGGAACGGGGCCTACACGAATGTCTGGATGCTGGCCGAGGGGAAGCGCGAGACGGCGCTGACTTGGCTGGACCGCAATGGCTTCCCGCGTCCGGAAGCCCGACAGGCTGAATTTGCGATATGAAAGCCATCTCACTCTGGCAACCGTGGGCGAGCGCGATCGCTCTCGACCTGAAACATTTCGAGACGCGCAGCTGGCGTCCGCCGCAGAAGCTGATCGGTCAGCCGCTGGCGATCCATGCGGCGAAGCGGAAGGACGAAACCGGCGTCTGGCGCTGGATGCAGCACAAGCTCGACATCCAGCCCGGCCAGCAACCCGAGGATTTCCATCCGGCGGCGCTGAACGATGCCGCCGAGTCTTTCCACGCGTTGCCGTTCGGCGCGATTGTCTGCCTGGTCCGCGTCGAAGCCGTCTGGCAGGTGACGCACCGGGCGAGCACGCTGAAGCAGATCGGCGAGAAGGAAGAGAAGTGGGGCGACTATTCCGAGGGCCGCTATTACTGGCAGCTGAAGCCGTTCTACATCTTCAAGGATCCGATCCCGTGCATCGGCCGCCAGGGCATCTTCGACTGGACGATTCCGGACGAATGGATGAAGGCCGAGGCCGACCGGACCGGCCAGCCTGGACTCTTTGAAATCTGGAAGGCTGTGAAGTCGTGAATTACTACAACGAATTTGATCCTAAAGCCGCTGCGTGGCTTCGCGAACTGATCAAGGCCGGTCTGATTCCGGCTGGTGATGTCGACGAACGCAGCATCACCGAAGTCAAACCGCATGAACTCGCCAAATACACGCAATGCCATTTCTTCGCCGGCATCGGCGGCTGGTCTTTCGCGCTCCGACTCGCCGGAGTCCCTGACGACGCAAAAATCTGGACCGGATCCTGTCCGTGTCAGCCGCTTTCGAGCGCGGGACTCCGAAAAGGCCATGCCGACGAACGACACTTGTGGCCCGCTTTTTTTA